TTCGTAGTCTTTGTGCAAAACTTCAATCCACCCTGATTCAAAGTCAACCCATCTTTTCTGTATCTCAAGGTGAGCTATTTGTTTATCTTCTGCCATCAAGGAATCTAATGCGGCTTTGGTTAAATTATCTATGTCAGGTTTGGATTGGTGAAATCTGCCATGATGTAACTTTTTTTTCTTTTTTGACCAAGAAGGAGGTACTGGTATAAAGAAAGTTATAGAAGCTCCAACGGGAGGAAGGATAAATTGCTTGGCTTTGGCTTCAGCTAAAAGGTCAACTTTGTACTTGTTGTATTTTTCTAATCGGAGTAGTCTATTTAAACCGGCGGGGCGTAGTTTTTCTCTTGGGATTCTAAAGAATATTGAATCACCTTGAGTTGCTCTAACATGCGTCTGTGGGGTTATGTTTAATATTATTTTCTTTTGCATTTGCTTTGTTTACTATTTTTTGTAAAATGTATTCCATTGATTGAGTTAGCGACCATTTCTTTTTTTCTGCAAAAGTTTTTAATTTTTCGTATGTTTCTGGTTCAAGATATACCGTATATGCTTTCTTCATATAATTTATTTTAATGCAATTTACATTAAGTTATAACATTTAGCAAATAATCATTATGAAAGTGTAGCGTTACGCTTTACGAAACAAAAAACCTCCTTTTTAGGGGAGGCTTTGCATAAGAAATTGAACACTTTTATCTGATATTCTTTATGTAATTGGCTAATTGTTCGTCTTTTCTTAAAACATTATCTCTTAAATCCAAAACCCTTTTACCGTATAATGGATTCTTCCTCATGTCAATACCTTCCTTTGGTAATGGAACTCCGTATATGCTTTGCATTGCAAAACCGTGGTATCCTTTTTCTGTGTTGGGTGTAATCTTACCTAACCCATTGTATGTTTGCATCCTTGTTGCAGGGTCTTTTATTCCAAGTCTATCTGCGTATTTCATCTTTGACATATACGCTCTAGCAAACATATCGTATTCATCTCTAACTCCTTCTTCTTCTGTATCCATCTTTGTTGGAGTGTCGTTTATTATTTCATTATCAGACATTTTTATTTGTCCTAGTCCTTCTCCTTTTTTATTTAAACCTGTTTCCTGAAGTGATACTGATAGCAAATCATACGGGTCTAGGTTGTATCTTTTAGCTGCTTTTACTATGCCGTATATGTCTTTTGAAGGGTATTTACCGCTTACTAAATCTCTATTTGGGTTTATTGCTTTACCTGTTGTGGCACTTACTTTTCTATTATCTTTTAATTCATAATCTCTTGGCATTACAAGTCCTTTCTTTGCTGCAGGAGTGGCTGCGGGTGTAACACTAAATACTTTTTTAAGAAAATCCATTATCGGATTGCCTTCGTTTTCGCTATGAATTGTTTCTGATATTGCGTCTAACTCTGCCATATTAAGATTTTTTATGTCTATTTGCAAACATTCTTGCTTTTGCGACAGAGCTAAATCCCCACGCTTTTAATGCTAATGCTTTCCTTGTAGGCTCACCATTTGGTTTTTTCATTGCGCCCTTCATTCCGGCAAATCTTGCGGCAAAAGATACTCTACGAGGATTAGTTCCACCTTTAACGGGGGCTTTTAGATTACCTCCTGTTTCGGCATTATACGATGCTCTGCCTTTTTCATTCAGTCCTCCTTTCGGATTTTTGCCTTCTGACCTTGTCCAAGCCGGTGTCTTGTGCATTACTTTTTTTCTTTTGCTTTAATCTTTTTTTCTTGTTGAAGCATTTCTGGTGTTGGCTTTTTACCACTTCCTTTACTAGCACGAATGTTATTCCAAAGACCATTTGCAACTCCTAGTTTGTTTAATTTTCCTTTCATAATGCTAAATTACAAATTTCCTAATATATTTGGCTCATTTTTTATATCAATTATATCAATAAGTGGCTTTCCCCCTGTGTCTATTATTTCAACTTCTTCTCCGGCAAGCATAGCATCTATTGTTTCCTCTATGATTTCTCGCTGTTCCGGGCTTAATAGGGCGACTTTCTCGTTAATGGCGGGTACTGCAAAGACATCGCTTGAAATCTCCTTCTTTATGCCATCTCTGACCGATTGTGTTATATGCGGATGGGTTATGGTATCCTTGAATATCCAATTAATCTTGTTTACATGGCTTAAAAATAACCTTGCGCCACTTGATTTAGGGTATTGTCTAATAAAATCATCGTAATGCTCTTTAGCCATCTTTAGATGCTGTATTGCACTTACTATGTTTGCTCCGTTCATTTATTAAAATTTAAATGCTTGTATTCTAGTTGTTGTAAAAATGTTCTCGCTTTGAGAACTTTTGCTTTTGCTTTATCAATCAATTCCTCGTTTCTATAAACAGTAAATAAAAGTATTCTTTCTTCTAATGGGGCATTTGAGAATATCATATTCTTTTCTTTCTCATTCCATTCTTTTATAAATTCAGGTGACTCTTCACTAATAACATCCATCTTTCTTAATAAAGAAAACTTTGCAGAATTTCTAATATGCTCCGGGGTGTCAATCAAGCAATAAGCAACGCAAGCTTTTTCTAATCCTAATAAATCCATATATCCGTTTACTTGTGCCTCGTATGTTGAATCTAATTTATCAGGTATGTTTGAAAGGAATGTAATCCAATCCCAGCTTGACTTTGTATCATATACTATTTCGTCAATAACATCAGGAGTACCTATAAAAAAATCATTACTAAATACTTCAGTATTTTTACTTAACGGTCTTTTTATTGTAAGTGATAACATATCTATTGCTTCCGGTTCTACTGTATTGCCTTTGTCTGTGTATTTGTTATCAATCTCTTTTTTAAAACCGTATCTCTTATTAGCATACACTTCTATCAAGTGCGTCTTTGCTGTTTTAGAAAGTTCGCCAGATTCTTTATCTGCCTTTGATATAGGTTCGGTTAATAATTTACCAATGCTACTGCAATGGATAAGTGTGTTAAAGAATTCCATTATTTTATGCTTTTTAATTTTTTGTTATAATGTTCTAGTAATTCCGGATTGCTTTTTGACATCAGCTCCCAAGACTTTAGCTCTGCTCTTGTTTTACAAGCATCTAAAAATTCTTTAGTTTTTTCAGTTAATGTTTTCTTTGATTGGGTTGGAATAGTTTCTACTTCAATTTGGTCTTCATAGAAATAACCTAAATCTTTTAGTTTTGCTACATTTTCTTTATGATATTCTTCCACTAATAATTTAGCGGTTTCTAGTGCTTCTTTAGCATCTTCTCCGGCGTTAATAGCCACTTCTACGCCAATCTTTTCTGAAGCGTAATTTCCTAAATTAAATGTTCTTTGATAATTGATTACTTGGATGTGCATAGCAATTTGTGTGTTTTTAAAAACTGGTAGCAATCTCATCATTAATTGCCTTTCTTTTTTATGAAAGAGCTTAAGTGTAGAAATTGCGTACCAATTAGGGGATTTTGATTTTTAGTTGAAGCCTATCTAACTCTTATTACTTGTGTTGTGTTTTCAATGACTTTTATCTTAAAGATTTTGTCTTTGTGGTCTTCTTTTCTTTTTAGATTTGAAATCATTACAGCAATAGATGTATATGGGTTAGTAAATTCAATAATCTCATTCACTTCTAGCGTAGAAACCTTACTAGAAACTGAATCTGGGTTAATGTGTCTTGCCATTTTTGATAATTTTTAACAAAGTTAAGTTAATTATTTTAAATTAAAAAATATTTTTAAATTAATTTTGTTGCCTAATAGGGCAACTTTTGTTACCAAAATGGGAACTTTGTTTCTTATTTGCATGAATTTTACATTAGATTTCATGCAATAGTTTATAAATTGGCAATATATGTCTAGTTTTTGATACTAAAAACTTGACAAATTCGGAAGTGAAACTCGGACAATATCCGAATTAGTGTCACCAATTTATATAAATATGTGACAAATTAAGGGGTAATTCGGTTATATCTTGTAACATATAAAGGGTAAGATTTGTTACAAAATAGGTGCAAATGAATATAAATGGGCGCAAAGTAGTAATAATACTACCCTAATAGCAAAAAATGTAAACTCTGCAAGTTTTGATAGTGTTCACTTATTTAAGTTGTTCATGTTCCGTGAACGGAGATAAAAAATGAACTGTTGTATAAAATGCAACAATTACTCAATGGAGTGAGTAATTTTACTCAATGAGCCGTAAATGATTGACAATCGGCTCAAGAATGATTGATAAAGTGCCTTATAAAGCACAAAAGCATATCAGAATGTGCATTTTATGACGCATTATGCAATCATTAGTGTCAAATAATGCACTTTATGGTGGATATTTTCATCGCAAATCCGCCAAACCCTTATAAACATTCGCTTTAGCGAAAAATTTTCCAGAACACTTGGAAGGGGAGGGGGTAACGCCCAGAATCAGGGGGCGGTCGAGCGAAAGGGGAAGTCAAGCAATTCAAGGTACGGGGGGTTCGGTTTTGGTTTTCGGATTCGGTTCATGGCGTGGTATTATTAATATGTTCCCGACCTGCATACAAAGTAGTATGGTATTGAGTTTGCTATGTGGTAGCGGATTGATGAAGGGGTGATATATTACACGCAATTATTGAGCGGGAAACTTGCTACGATATAGTGTTAAAATTTTAACAAAGCTTTAACTTTTGTGTTGATTGTGGTATGGGATAGGGGGTGTATATTAAGTTAATGATGTAGCTACATTATTTGTTTTTAATTTAATTATTGTGTATATTTGTAGCTACAAACAATAAATATGGCAAAAAGCAAACCAATCGGAGTTAGATTTGACTTGAAAAAGTTGGAATTAATTCAAAAAGAACAGAATTTAACATCGGCACAATCTGTTTTAAATTATTTAATGGATAATTATGGCAAAACCGAAACGAAAAGAGGCGCACCATTTAAAAATATGCCTCCTTATGACAGAAACAGCCCAAAATCAGAGGTTGGTTCCAAATTGGAACAAATACTTGTTGAAAACCATAAAACGCCGCCAAAGGGCTTAAAAGGGATAGATTTAGTTATTTGGAAATCTGAAAATTGGAAATAATTAGTAATTTAGCATAAAATATATAAATATGAAAAAAACATTGGTATTAGCCTTGTTGTTATTAAGCGTAGTTGAAAATTCTTTTTCCCAACAAAAAGCGTTAAAAATCTACAATGGCAAATTTGCTTTTTGTGGTGCGTCTGGCGCTGAAAGGACAAAAGACACAATTATGGTACAGGGTAAAAAATTCATTTTGGGCGTTTCTATATGTCCAGTTATGGAGGGTCCCTCTATTGCAAACACTATGTTAGTCGCTAATCCATCAATTACTCCTGATGGGACAGACAAAACCGTTTGGTCATTCTTTTGGTATTACGATTCAGTTCCGCAAGCTCCGTCTTGGAAAACTTTACCTACAGTTAATCGTTCTTTTGTAGTTACAAGAAAGCCGGGCGGTGGAATGAGCAATATGTTTTGTATGCCTTGTCAAGTTTTGCCAAAGAAAATAAATGGCGTTACATTGGCAAGATGTTTGGGTCCGATTAATGAAGCAGCAGTTCCACTTCGTAGAGCAATGAGAGTATTTCCCGGCGAAACATCTATTACACAAGCCCCATTGGGTGCGACTTATCCTGTAGGAACAATTATACCCGTTTATAAAAAATAATTAATTTATTTTAAAAAAATACTACTTTTACAAAGTTCTGTGTTTTTTTGATTGATTTTTAGTTGAAGCCCTCCTTTCTAGGGGGGCTTTTTTATTTATTTTGATTATAATATTCAATCAATACTTGTGGTATTTTTCTTTTTTCTTCTTCGGCAATATTTGGGTATATTTTTATAAACTTTTCTATTATTTCATCAAAACAATTCATATCTATAAGGTCAATGACACTATTATCAAAATTAGTATGGCAACTATTACCCCAAAAACAAAGTTCAATCCAATTATCTGGATGCGTGGCTATTGATGGAAATAATCTTTTTGGCAATATATGTGCTATGCTATAATGAAACTTTTCATCATCTTTTTTTGATGATGGATTATTGCAGTTAGAACAAATCCCCTTCATTTCTTTTCTACGCTCTTTAAACCAATCCCATAATTGCTCCTTATCTTCTTTTATATTTTCGTGCCTATACTTTATAATTCTATTAGCCGTATCCTCAAGTGTTGCGTGCTTTTTACATCTGCTTTTGCTAAAATTATAATCATAACAACCACATTTAAGTTGTTTTTTCTTAACTATTATTGTGCTATATGTCATTTTGTTTATTATTTGCTATGTCGTTTAGTAATCTTGTTAATGGAATTAAAAATCCTTTGGAAGTGTTATTATCACCTCCGTTTTTAATAAATATGTTTTGTTTAAAATAAACTCTACATACTTCTTTTAAGGCTTTAGTTGGCAATATTAATGATGAATCAAGTTCGCTCATTCTGTAAATCCAATAATCAGCAGTAGTGGTTGCTAGTCCACTTGGCTTATCTCTTGATTCGTATTCAATAAATAAGTTACCTGTTTTATGTATCATTCTATCGTTTTTTACTTCTATAAGTTTACCATTAGAAAACAATTCATTTATCCAATCTTCGGCTTTTTCACCAAAATTTAAGTCGTGAGTAAAACTAGATGAGTATTTCATAAATTATTTATTTTATTTTCATCGTCATCAACTAATGGTGCATTAAGCATATCATATCCCAACTTAAACCATATAAGAATTAAACAAATCATACCATATACTATTCCCATTTTATTATTATTTATATGCAAAAGTAATTAATTAAATTAAATAAATAAAAAATATTTTTCAAAAAATAAATTTTGCAATTAAAAATAAAGTTCATTACTTTGCCTTTCAATCAAAAAATTTATGAAAAATTCAAATGTAAAAGACGAGATTCTACTCTATCTTGAACAGGAAGAACGACCACTAGCTTGGCTTTCAAGGAAAACAGAAATACCATATCCAACACTTTATTCAATTTTTATTCAAAGGATAATGAATCTTTCTGATAAAAATTTGGCTACAATTAACAAAGTGCTAGATACCGATTTTATTAACGATTAATTACAAAAAGATGGCTAAAAGATTTACCGACACTGAAAAGTGGAAAAAGCCCTTTATAAGGGGCTTACAAGGGGCTTATAAGCTCCTTTGGTTATATATCTGCGATGATTGCGACCACGCAGGTATTTGGCAAGTGGATATAGAGGTTGCTCAAATAAGAATTGGTGAAAAAATAGATTCAAAAGAAGCAGTTAAAAGTTTTGATGAAAAAATTATAATTTTTGATAAAGGCAATAAGTGGTTTATTCCATCTTTTTTAGAATTTCAGTACCCATCTGGTTTAAATCCCGACAATAGAGCGCACAATTCTGTAATTATATTGCTTGAAAAATATAATTTAAAAATATCTAACAATAAGCCCCTTATAAGCCCCTCGGAAGGGTCTATGGATATGGATATGGTTAAGGATATGGATAAGGATATGGTAAAAGGAGAGAAAAAAGTAAAATTTAAAGAAAATATTTTATTGACACAAAAAGAGCATCTACAGCTTGTTGCAGAATTTGGCGAAAAGCATGTAATTGACTTTTATGAATATTTGTCAGGGTATAAAATAGAGAAGTCATATAAAACAAAATCAGATTACTTAACCATAAAGAGGTGGGTTGTAGATGCTATATTGAAGCAAAATAAGACATTAGTTTCTCCAAAAAATAAGTATCAGAACGAATTAGAAACCGCTAGAAACGCCTTTAAACCAATATAACGATGATTACCATTTTTAAGAACATCTTTTCCAAAGAACCAAATTACATTTCTATTGAAGCTGCATTGAAAAGAATACAGCAGGGAAAAAGTAAGGCAATAGTAGAGGAGATTAGAAAAACAATTGATAAGGAGAAAGCAAATAAAATAAAATTAAACCTTCCGTCTATTTGCTTTAGTGGAAAATTTGGAGCAGATAGAACCGATGTTCAATTAATTCAGCATAGTGGTTTTGTTGTGCTTGATTTTGATAATATTTTTGAATTACGAGATAAGCAAACTGAAATAATATCAAATCCATTTGTTTACGCTTGTTGGATTAGCCCTTCTGGAAATGGATTGAAGGCATTGGTAAAAATAGCTAATGGTTCAAAACATAGGGAACACTTTCAAGCCTTACAAGAAGTTTTTCCTGAAATTGACCGAAGTGGGATTAATGTAAGTCGGGTTTGTTATGAAAGTTATGACACCGAAATTTACATAAACGAAAATGCTGAAGTATTTAAAAAAATTAAGAAAACAGAGAAGGTTGTTGTTTACGAAAAGAATGATGATGATGAAAAGATATTTAAAAATATCGTTACTTGGCTTTCAAATAAAAACGAAGCATTTGTAACAGGGGAAAGGAATAATTTTATTTTTAAATTAGCATCCGCTTGTTGCCGATTTGGTATTAATGAAATGACCGCTAATTCAATGATTCATAGCGAGTTTTTGACTAATTCTGAATTTACAAAAAATGAAGCTAATAGGGCAATTCGTTCAGCATACAAAGCAAATTCGGGTAATTTTGGTAGCGCATCTTTTGATAAAGAAATATTGGTAGATAAGGTTTCAAGAAGGGAAGTTGAAGTTGAAAAAGCTGTATTTGATGAAGGAATAAAATTGAAAGATGTAATATATGGAATTGATGTAAAAGAGCAAGCGTTACGAATTTATGATGAAGGGTATGCTAAAGTAGAAGGCGTTGGAATACCTGAATTAGATGAAAGATTTAAGCCAAAAAGAGGTGAGGTAACCGTTCTTACGGGTATTGGTAACTATGGTAAATCTTCGTTTAAAAAATGGTATCAAGCCATGAGGATAATGTTGTACGGAGAGAAGTTTGCTACATTCTCGCCTGAAGATAATCCGCCCGAAGAATATTACCACGACTTTGTTGAGATAATATTAGGATGTGATTGTAGCCCCGCCAATCCACACAGACCAAGTAAGCAAGTGTACGAGTATGTGTATGACTTGGTTTGTCATCATGTGTTTTATGTTTACCCAAAGGATGTATCACCTACGCCTCAATACATAATGGAAGTATTTTTAGAATTAATCGTTAAGGAGAATGTTGATGGTGTTGATATTGACCCGTTTAACCAATTGACAAACGAATATCAAAAGTTTCAAAGAAGTGATAAGTATTTGGAGTGGGTATTGTCAGTGTTTTCAAGATTTTCTCAAATAAACAATATTTTCTTTTGGATAATTGCGCATCCAACAAAAATGCAAAAAGCGGCAGATGGTAACTATCCTTGTCCTGATGTATTTGATTTAACCGATGGAGCTATGTGGAATAATAAAATGGATAATATCCTTGTGTACCATAGACCATTTGCGCAAACAGACCCGCAAAACCCATCTTGTGAATTTCATAGTAAAAAAATAAGAAGGCAAAAGATTGTTGGTAAAAAAGGTTTTATTTTGTTCCAAATGTTTTTCCAAACTAGAAGATTTTTATTTAATGGATTGGATTCATTGCAGAAAATTATTAACGATAAAAATATAATTTTAAGACCAGATGTGGCAGTGCAAAAGGCGTTTGATAATTGGGTTCCTTATAAAGATGACAACGGAGAAGAAGTAAATTTTTAATATAAAAAACAAAACAATGATTAGAATTTCTGTAATCGGAAGATTGGGACAAGACGCAGTCGTAAACAATGTCAATGGTAAAAATGTAATTAATTTCTCTGTAGCCTACAGCGAAAAGTTTAAAAACCAACAAGGAGAAGATACCGAAAGAACAACTTGGGTTTCTTGCGCTTATTGGACAGAAAAGCTTAATGTTGCTAACTATTTAAAGAAGGGTACATTAGTTTACACAGAAGGCAAACCTGAAGCAAAGTCTTATCAAAACAATAAGACAAATGAAAATGTTCCTCAATTACATTGTAGAGTATCAACAATACAATTATTATCAAGTAGTAATAAAGAAGAAAACAATTTTTAATGTATATTCACGAATTAAACAACCCAATAGATGTCGAAACTCCACTTGGATACGGAAAGGCAATTGCATGGATTGACTACGGCAGTGACACAAACACTGTTTGGAAAGTCATATTATACCACAACGGCATGGTGCGGAACTTTTACGACGACGACATACTTGTTTACCCCAATAAAATGGACGGTGGGGAATTAGATAATGATTATTTTAAAAATAAAAAATAAAAAAAATGACACATTTATTTAACTTTTCAAAAGAATATTTTGAATTAATTAAATCAGGAGAAAAAAACTTTATATTAACAAAAAAGGATAGACCATACAAGAATGGTGACGAAATAGTAATTCAAGAAATAGACGAGGGATTTGGTTTAACTTCAGACGAATTAAGGTTTAAAATTACTTTAGTTGAAAACGGCGAGGGAATAAAGTCAAATTATTGTATTATTGCAATTTGTCCGCAAGATTATATTAAAAAACACGAAAATTAAATTAAAAATGAAATTTAAACCATTAAACAAAAGAGTATTAGTAAAGCTTGATGAAGCAAAAATGCAAACAGATGCGGGAATCTATCTTCCGCAAACAGCTCAAAATGATTTTTCAACGGGTAAGGTAATTGCTGTTGGAACTGAAGCTGCGCTTGTTAAAGAAGGCGATAGAATAATGTTTGCCCATAGCGTAGGGGTAGATATTGAAGTAGATGGGGAGAAGTTAAGGCTAATCCCAGACGAAAGTTATATTGACGCTGTGATTTAATTTAAAAAAATGCCTTCAAAATTTTTGGGGGCATTTTAATTTTTAATAAATAAAAAAGTCTAATTTTATGCCATATATGCAAGCACAACCGGTAAATCATATTTTTTTAAGTTTAACAAAGCCTATTCAAGATACAATTAAAGTAGGTGATTTAGAGTTATACCTTGACGGGTCGTATAGACCTGAATGGAACGCTACAGTAGTAGGTGAAATTTATGGATTGCCAAAAAATCCAAAAGGAGATAATTCAAAAGTTGTTTCTAAACTTAAAAATGGAGATAAGGTTTTGTTTGATTATTCTGTAGTTGCGGAAAGAAAATTTGAATCAGATGGTGGAAGTTTTACTGAAATAACAAAAGATAGCCCTTATTACCAAAAATTTACAAATGGTAAAGGAGAAAGATTGCTTATTGTAGCAATGCCGGGAAAGATAACCCATATATGGGTAGGTACATTGCATGATAAAAGAGGTAACTTTGTTGATGGATGCCAAGGGTCTGAACACGATATAAGTAGATGGAAATCTCAATTTAGTTTTGGTGAAACCCAAAGGTTTTTATTTAAAAATTTAATTGATATAAACGACAAAGATGTTTGGAAAGCTGACTACAGGGATATATATGCTAAAATAGAAAATGATGAACTTGCAACAGTTGGCGATAGAATTATTCTAGAACCAATTGATGAAAATATACCAAAAGATGTAATAAAGCAAATGGGTATTGTTGATACTATTGATGCAAAAGTTAGACTTGGAGATAGAGCAAAAGTACTATCAGCTCCCGAAGATTCTGGCTTGGAAAAAGGAGATGTTGTTGGTTTTGAACCGCAGTACCTTGAGAAATATGAATATGGAGATAAATCTTATTATTTAATAAAATCCTATAGAGCATTAGGAATTTGGGAGGAAAATTAATATGGCATACAATTTAAACGAAATATACAACTTCATGGTCTTTATTGTGCGTAAAGAAAGAGGTGTATTTGTTACAATACCTGAATTTGAGTCAACACTTGATAACGCACAAATAGAAGCTGTATCGGATTGGTTTGAATTATATGGTACAACGCAAAAAATTCATGATGCTATAAGAAAACTTCGTTCACAAGTTCAATTCACTTCTACATCAGACGGGCAAGTAGATTTTGCTTCCAATTACTTACATATGATTGGTGGTGCATATACTGTCACGGGTAGTACTATAAATTCAATAAGATTTGTAAATGAAGACGAGGTAGCATTAGCTTTAAAAAGTCAATTAAGACCGGTAAGTACTTCATTGCCAATAGCTAGGGATACAGCAACCGGATTCCAAATATATCCACAAGTTGCTCAAACCGGTTTTTATAATTACTTAAGAAGACCATTAAAACCTGTTTATGGTTATACTACATCAGGAAGAACAATAACATACGATAACGCTACAAGTACGCAGTTAGAATTTACAGATGTTTATATTAATAATATTATTTCAATAGCATTAAAGTTTTGGGGCATCAATATGGCTGAACAAGATATTCAGGCATTTGCACAAAATCAAACGCAAGAAACTAAATAAAAATGGCTAATAGCACTAAATACCTTTTGGCTGAACAAGTACAAACTAGATTAGCTGGTGGATTCAGGGATGCAAATCAACCTGTACAAAATGAAGATATAGTTAAAGCGATAGAGCAGATTATTAACTCCATGTTTCAAATGCAGTATTACAATGCTACATTGCCAACAGGAGAAACTATTCCAGATAATCTAATGATAGCTTTTTATGAAAATATAACAGTAACAACTCTTGGTGATAAATCGCAAGCAGTGTTGCCAATTGTTCCAATTTCTTTACCAAGAAATATGGGTGTTTATAGGGTTACAGACAATAAAGATAATGATTTTATTCCTGTTCCATTAGGTCAGGGGGCGTTATTGAGAGCGGATAAGTTATTAAATGATTTACTTGGTAATGTTTGGTTTGAAATAAGAAAAAACATTGTTATTTTTTCAAAAGATATTTTATTGCTTGGTATTGATACGGTAAATATGTATTTGATTGTAATGGATATATCATTGTATTCAAATACAGAGCCATTGCCAATACCGGCTAGTATGGAAGAAGAAATTGTCGAAAAGGCGTTTGCTAAATTTGCTACAGTTACTCCGGAAACAGGTATAGTTAACAATTATAGTTCAGCAACACAAAAAAATAATTAGAAATGACTACAGCAAGTTTAGATTATATAGTTAAAAATTTCCTTTTAAAAAAAGGATACCCATTGCATTGGTATATGCAATTTATGGTTTACGCATCCGATTGTCTTCGTGATATAACATTTGACGATTTGCGTGTTATAAATACAAAAATTCTTCCGGTTAATCAAGCTATTAATACAGCAGAATTACCTGAAGATTATCAGGATTATGTTAATGTTAGCGTTATGGTTGGACAAAGAATACGACCATTGGTTCCTACATTGACATTAAATCCGTTAACAAGTTTAGATACAAATAGCAACTTTAATCCACAAGATTGGTCAGATAACTTAACGCCTCCGGATTCGAATAACGGACAAGCTCAACTATATTATGGCGCATTGCCTTATGCTCAATGGTTTACAGTTCACTATAATGATTTTGGTGAAAATATTGGTAGGTTTTTTGGTTTAGGTGCAGGGTATCAAGAAGATACTTTTCAAGTTTTTAAAGAAAGAAATCAAATCCAAATAGACCAAAAATTATATGTTGAAAATGTAGTATTACAATATATTTCAGATGGTCAGTCAGCAGATGCTGCAACATTAGTAGACCCTTATGCAATAAAAACAATTCAAGCATATATTGACTCTCAATTAAAGGCTCATAATAGAAATTATAATATGGGTGAAAAGCAATTATCGCAAAATGAATACATTCGTGAAAGAAAGATATTGAGAGCAAGAAAAGCTGATTGGAGTGTTGAAAAAATTAAGAGGATTGTACAAAAGAATACAATGGCAGCGCCTAAATCATAATAGAAATGTTAAGAGATAAAAAATTATTTACTGGCGGAACAAATCAAGACGACTCATTGCATTTATTGGATGACGCTCAATATTTGAGGCTAATGAACGGGCGCGTGGGGGTTACGCAATATGGTAAAAATTATCGTGTAGAAGGCGTGCCGGGAACTACATCTATAACACAATCAGTATATCCTCCTTATGGAACAAATATATGTATAGGAAGCTGTGTAGATATTGAAGGTCAAAGATTGATTTGGTTTGTATATAATACATCTACTGACCACGGGATTTATGCATTTGATTTTACAACATCTACAACATATGCCGTATTATACGATAGTCAAGTTGCAGGAGGATTAAATTTTGATAAAAATTACAGGATTGATAAAAATTGCAAGGTTAATCAAGGGTTACTTTATTGGACAGATAATTATAACGAACCTAAAAAGATTAATATTGATAGCGGTATAAAATTAAATTACCCGTCATATAATACTGATGCTAGAGCCTACACAAGTTTAACTGACTCTTATGAGATTATGTTAATAAGAAGACCTCCTGTGTACGCTCCTTCAATAGTAAAGCAATACGACAACCAATTTATAAATAATTTTATAGCAAATCGTTCTTGGTTATTTGCGTGGCAATATGTTTATTTTGATGGAGAAGAAAGTGTTCTTGGTGAATATTCAGTTGCTTCGATGTTAAATCTAGTAGAGTTGGGTGTGCCAGAGTTGTATAATCATATATATTGTACTTTAAATCTATTAGAAAAAATACCACAAACTGCAAGAATAATAAGACTTGTTGCTAAAGATGAACTTACCAATTCGGCAAATGTAATTAAGACATTTGATAAATTAATAGACGAACAACCATTCATAGCTCATAATAGCGGAGCAACGCAGCTTTCTTTTGATTATTACGGCGATGTAACAGGAGCTACTATCCCTAGCTCAATTGCTTCAAAGCCATTTGATAGCGTTCCCATACTTTCAACTACAATGGAAAGCGCAACAAATAGAATGTTTTTGGCTAATAACCTATCTGGTTATGACACCCCAACTACAACTTCGTTAGCTGTAACTCAAACAACGGCAATAGCCGGTGCTAATAAAAGATTTTTTAAAAGCGAATCTTCTTATCAATTGGGTGTTGCTTTTTATGATAAAGCAAGAAGAAAGTGCGGTGTTGTAACAAAAAATAATAATATTACGACTACTCCAGAAAAAGTATATACCCCAAATAGTAATTTTAATGTAATTCCTATAATAGCAAATTACGATTTTGCTGTTGACAATAACTTTGAATTTAGTATAGCACAATTAGGTAATTTTACCGCAAGCGGCGGGGGTCCCGGAAATGGTAGGGCATTTACCGCTACAGCAGCTTTAACTGCTAATATATATGTAAATATAATTGGCAGTGTAACGGCATTAACACCTCCATATACAATATTTAGGATAAGAATACTTAAAAATTACGGTGTTATAATAGCAGAGCAATTTATTGATACAGCATCAATGGGCTTGCCGTATTATTTTAATTCTACTTTGACTTTAAGCAACTATTCTATATTAATTGGTGATGTATTTCAAGTTCAATTTATAAGTGCGGGTATTTGCGAATTGGAGTGTTATGGCGGCTCTCCTTTTACAATAGCATCATCTAGTACCGCATCAAGTAATGTATTAACACTTAATTGGGCATTAAACAATAACAATAGGTTAAATGAAATACCTAGTTGGGCTTATTATTATTCTATTTTAAGAACAGGAAATTTAAAAACAAGATATTTTATAGATTCTTATAGTAAGACTAACAAATATGCATCTAAAAACTTATCATTAACATCTCCTAACTTTGCTACTTATACTTATTCGGATACTTGGAGCGCTACTACAACCAATGCGATAGCGATAGATACAACTGTATTATTACAATCCGGATTAGGGTATAATTATACAGAAGGTGATGTGTGTGTGCTTATTAATAGCAGTAGTGTAAGATATGAGTTGCCGGTTATAGGTCAAGATGGAGCGTATATATTATTAAAATCAGCCTATTTAGTAAACTCATTATTAAATATTCCGTACATATACGAAATATATACTCCATACATAAGAGGAGAAAATGAACCTTTTTACGAGGTTGGTAATGTGTACGCAGTAACAAATGCAGGAACAGTCAATAGGCAATATTCTACATTGTCTGGTAGTTTAATAGGGGATATTTTTGTATTTCAAAGACAATTTAATAATAGCATATATTATTATGTAGAAGCAATGTCGCCAAATGACCTTTTTTTTAGAAATTGGTTTACTGATGAGGGGTTTGTTAATTTTGTTATTTTATTAGGACAAAATAGAAATGAACACGAAATTAGATATTCTAATGTGTTTACAGCCGGAACTCAAAATAATGGATTAAGCACATTTGAGGCTTTAAATTATAAAACAATTCCATTAGGCACAGGTAGCATACAAAAACTACAATTAGCGTCAAAAACGACAGAGCAAGGCGTTGTAATGTTATCTATTGGTTCTTTCCAAACTGCATCATGCTATTTGGGTGAAACTCAATTGGTTGGAGCAGCAGCTAACTCTTCTATAATTGCAGACACCTCTGTAATAGGTACAGTTAATGTATTAAAAGGAATGTTTGGAACTACCGCTCCAGAAACGGTAGTTGAATATTTGGGTGTAATATTTTGGTATGATTTAAATAATGGAACTATTGTTCAATATAGCTCAAACGGGCTATTCCCGATAAGTTCTTATAAACAAGAGAAGTTATTTAAAAATTACGCAAAAGGTTATTTAGCAGCAAGCGACGGTAATTTAGATAATATCAATGGATTTCATCATATACCAACATACGTTGACCCTTATCACAAAGAACTTGGTGTAACATTGCCGGGATTAATTTATGAAAATTATGCTGATACATTACCTAGTTATTCTTTAGTCCCATCTTACGCATCTTCTATTATTAATAGATTTGATATGTCTGATGGGTTAGCTAAAACCGTGACTTTTAATATTCAAGAAAACAAATGGATAAGTGATTATCAATTTATTGCAGAACAATATGATTATTTTGACAACAGAATGTTTGGATGGAAAAATGGCGCTTTATATGAATTTAATACAAATAGCTCTACATGGAACACTTGGTTTGGACAACAATACCCTGTGAGAATATGTTGGGTTTTGAATAAGCCATTGAGCGGATTAAAGGATATGGCTGAAATTGTAATAGAAGGTAGTCAAGCGCCTAATTTTACGGTCATCTACACAACATTACCAAATACTCAAATTACTGATTTGACAAGTTCTGATTTTACAAATCAAGAAGGTATTTTGTATGCTAGAATATTGAGGGATAGGTTATCTCCAAATACAACAGGAACGGCAGACCAAAAGCTTAATACCGGAGATGTTGTGCTTTCTCAAATCCCGCAAATTATGACTGAATTTCAATCTTACAACTCAATAATTTATGTTAATTTTGTTGATGTAGGGTTTAATTTATCAAGAGGACAAAATTTTATTCTAGGAAATCAATAAATTGTTTAATTTTAAATAAAAAATTATGTCATTAATAGGAGCAGGAGCAATACTAGGCGGAGTCGGAGCATTGGGTAAATCAATATATGGTATTACTCAAATGGGTAAGGCTAATAAAATAAATCCAGTATTTGCTAAATATGAAAAAAATCCATTAGCAGAACAAAATTTAGGAGCTGCAAGTAATTTGTTTTACGGTAGAAATCGTGCGTTTACACAAGCACAGGCTAATATCGGACAAGCTCAAGCAAACCGAATGGCTAACGCTCAACGAAATGCAACCGATTCGGCTACTTTATTAGCTACAGGAGCGGACGCAGCCGGACAAACTGAACTTGCTTTTTCAAATTTAGCTGGTTCGGAAGCTCAACAACAAGCAGGAGTTTTAGATAATTTAAGTAGAGCTTACGCAATGTCTATTAACGAGGGTGACAAAGTGCAAGCAAATAAAATGATGAAATTTCAAATTGACGCTCAAGCTCAATCGGCATTAAGAGAATCCGGCATGGGTAATATATTTGGCGGCGTTAGTGATATTGCTGGCGGGCTAATGCAGTATGGCAATTATAAGAATATAGCAGACGCTTTAAAAAAATAAATATGGCAGAGAATTTAGGTAGTTACGCAGTAAATCTTCCAAAAATATTTCAATCGCCGGGAGAAGCCTTGCAATCCGCAACAGGAACGGCAGAAAGATTATTGCAAATGAAGCAAGCCGAAGACGCAAGAAGTCAAGCGGCAGCCGAAAGAAAAGCAAGAGAATTAGAAAGTGATAGATTAAGGGGTATGGCGATAATTGAGTCTGGTGTTAAATTAGATAAATTACCTCCTGATGAACAGGCTTATCTTGTAGGTCAAGAAGCTGTGTCTAAATTAAAATCTAATTTAATGACACAATTAAATAATAAAACAATTGACCCTATTGCATTGCAAACTCAAGTAGATAATGGAATGAAGGGTATTACAAATGCATCAAATACATTTATTTTAGAGTATAATCAAGCCGATGAGATTGCAAATCAATTAGCAAAAGATAATCCTTCAATAGACATAGCAGCGCTTAAAAATGATTTAAGAGGCGATGTTAGAAATAGAAGAATTGCGCAAGGACAATTTATTGACCCAACGCAAGTACAACCATCTTCTCTTATATCTCAAGTAACAAATCCAGAAAATTTATCCAAATATATTACAGAATACAATGCCTTGGATAAAGTCATGAGTAGCAAGCAATCTAGTGCGCCTATTAGGGCTAAACTTGGTACACCTCAAGAACATACTATTTATGGAGGACAAGTTGGATTTTGGGCTAAACCAACATTTGAAACAGACCCTATGGGTTTTATAAAAAAAGGTGGAAAAACTCCATCTATGACGGATACTGGTACAGAGATAAGAAACGAGCCGCTTCCTGCTAATTCATTAAAAGGGGTTGATAAACCATTAGATATGGTTCCAGAGGGCGTGTATCAAAAATTTACAACCGATGGCGGGAATCAAAGTAAATCTGAAATTATCGCATTAGCACAAAAGCAATTCCCAACTTATAAAAACTTTTCTCCGCAAGAAAAAGAATTTGCTAATAGAAATGCTTTGTATAATTATTTGAAAAATAAAGATAGAGATGGTTTTGCAGGAATAGGGGAAGTTTCATATAATCCTCCTCCATCATATGCAGGGCAAAAGTCAACAGAAGGAGAAAGAAAAGCAGCTAAAATTGGACAATATTTAGATACATTTACAAATGCTATTAAATCCAATGACGTAGATAATATAAAAGCTTTGGCTGGTAAACTTTATGGTTTAGGTGGCGGTAAATCAAAGTTTTCTAAAATAGAGATTTATAAAAGACCGGATGGAACAGTTACTGGAGTGCAATTAAAGTATGTAGATAGCAAAGGCAAAATGGCGGGTGGCGATATTATTAAAGCGGATGACCCGTATTTAAGAGATAAGCTTCAAGGTTCTTATCAGCAAATATCAGGTAGCGAAAGCGCAGCTGAAATTGAAAATTTACCGGAATCGGGGGGAAAAACAAAGCCAAAACCATCTGCGAATAATAAAATTACCGTAATTTTAGATGGTGAAGAAGGTGTTATAGATGCATCTAAATGGGAGGCTTTTAGAAAGAAATATCCAACAGCAAAAAGAAAATAAAAATGCCAGAAGAACAAAATAATCCGTTTGCAGAATTTGGTGGCGAGGTAGTAAAAAAAGAAACAAATCCGTTTGCAGAATTTGGTGGAGAATTAAAAAAAAAAGACAAAGCTACACGTTCAGGATATTCGGTTACACCATTACCATCTCAAGATAAATTTGATATAGGAGAAGAAGTGGCTACTATTGGATATAAAAGTCCAATAGGTAAAGCTATTCAGAAAGACAAAATTAAAGGTAGCAATGTAGCCGGAGTGTATAATACATTAGTCGGAAGTTTATCGTCAATTATGGGAGGCGGCGCTTATATGGCTGATATACTTGGCGCTCAACCTTATATGCCATTAAGCGTTAGAATCGCTAATGCTGACGCAGATAGAAAAAAAGCTGTTAGTTTTATAGAACAGGCTAGAATAGAAAAAGGTTTTCCATTAATAACTCCAACAGGAGTAGATTGGATTGGCTCAAGCAAGCAATTTGAACAGCAACAAAGTGAGTTTGATGTTACTCCAAAAGAAGGTGGAGGATTGTTTAGTGGAGTAGATTTTGAAGATGTTAGAGGGTTAGCTTTTCAAGCGCCTAAAACACTAGTAGAAATGGCTGCGGGTGGATTATCTGGTGGTTTGACATTTGCCCAACAATCAATTAATGATAATGCAAAAGAATTAGAAGAAAGTGGAGCTGGTGATAAATTAACTGATGTTCAAAAAGTAGGATATTTATTTACTCAAGCGGCAGCTCAAGCAGCTCTTGAAAAATTTTCTATAGATAAAATATTAAAAAATACAGGTTTAGCTAAAAGTATAGAAAAGAAAATTACTGCAGAGGTTATTGAGGAATTTGCTCAAAAAGGCATAAAAGCTACTGCAAAAGAGGTTCAAGATGAGATGGTTAAAAAAGCAGCTAAACTATCTACTAAATTAAAAAATGTAGGAGTAAAAGGATTGCAAAGTGCTTTTGTAGAAGGAAGCACAGAGGGGATTCAGCAAGCGGCTTCTGATGCTATAAAAGTAACAACTAATAAAATAGCAAAAAATGAAGTTTTCGATGAAGAGGATATAAATAAAAATTTTTGGAAGAATGTTGTAAATAATACTGTTATGGGCGCTGCAATGGGAGGAGTCGCAGGCGCCGGGCTGCAAGGCTTAAGTAGTACAGATAAGGCAATTAGACAAGAAATTGCAAATGAAACTGATTTACAAAATATACAAGAGCAAATAAGCAAGCAGGTAGAAGAAGGTAATTTAACTCCGGAAGATGCAGAAGCGGCAAATATCACAGCGCAACAATACGCAGAAATTGCAGGGAAGATTCCTACAACAGTGTCAAAAGAAGATAAGTATAAAATTATAGGTGGTATTTCGCAAAGAAATAGCTTGCAGCAAGATTTGCAAAAAGCTCGTGAAGAGATGATGGATGTTGACCCTATATTTAGAAAAGAAAAGCAAGACCAAGTTGATTTAATACAAGCTAAAATAGATGAAACAGGTGATTATTTAGAAGGTCTTGCAACAGGAAAGAAGCCAAGATACATTAAAAGAGATGGTAGAAAAGGAGAAGAAACTACCTATTATAAAGTTGATGAAAATGGAGATAGCACTCCAATAAGTCAAGCTCGTTATGATTTAGCTAAAGCAATTAAAAAAGAAGATAGTAGAAAGAAAGCTCCTGTTGATGAAAACAGACGCAGAAGAGTAGAGCAATTTGATATATTATATGGTGTTAAATCAAACAATCCAGAATTTGATTTTCCTAATTCATTTGAAGAGTTTAATAAGAAAATAGATAGCGACCCTAACTATTTATCTGATTTATACAAAAGAGCAAAAAAGTACAAAGAAACAGGAGAAATTGCTGAAGACGAAATGGGTACAGAAGCGTCTTTCATAGATGCTATAAATCCGCCTGTAGAAAAGGATATTACAATAGGCGAGATTGTAGATAAAAAAGGTACATACAAAAACGAAAAAGGAACTTTCTTACAAGAGGGTGGTAATATCGTATTTAAAAATGAAGCTTCAGGAGAAAAATATGAAGTAGGTAAGGCGGCTGAAATACAAGAGAAGCCAGCGTCAGAATTTGATATTAAATATGACGAGTCTTTAGTTGCAATTGACGATAAAGGCAATATAAGTGTAAGAGAAAAGCCTTACATAAACAGATATTCAAATCCATTAAAGGCTATTAATAAAGATGAAAATGGAAATATAGTTTCCGTTAATTTGGAAACAGCTGATGGTAAAAAGAGAACATTTAAGGGAAGTATAGCTGAAGATATAGCTTATCAAATAAACTTAAAAGAAAAAAGCAAAGAAGCACCTAAAGTTGAACCTAAAACCGAACCGGTTGTTGAAAAGCCTGTTCAGGTAATTAAGCCGGTTAAACCAGTTGTTGAAGTAAAAGAAAAAATTGAAGAAGAAGTCAAACCGGTTGAGGTAAAGGAAAAACCTAAAACTAAAGTTGAGGAAATTAAAACTAAAATAAAATCTAAATTAGAAAGTTTTAAAGAAAGGTTTGCTCCTGTAAAAAAAACATCTACGCAAGGTGAAAAAATTGCTGAAGCTAAAGATGTTTATAAGAAAGTAAAAGAAATGGATGCTCCTTCTGACGGAGCGGAGATTGGGTTAAGGTATTTAGCGGATGGTGGTATAGTTAGTCAGGCTACTGTTGATGAAATTGCAGGTACTACTGCTAATGTTAGAGCTACATTAAATACCGGAAGAAAAGTTAAAACAAAATCAGAGGAAAGCAAGTCTAGAGATTATGTTAGCGGTAACGAGTCGTTAGATGATTTAGTGCATAGATTATGGGAGGTAAATAAACAAAGGATTGATATAGATGATATTAAGGAGGCTTTGATGGATGAAATTGGAAATAATAATACAAGATTTGATGCAGCTAAAGCTTATTTAGAAAGATATAGTCCAGAATATACTCAAAAGTCATATGAGGACAGAATGAGCGAGCAGATGCAAGCTGAAGAAGAAGAGTTTAGAAGAAAATTAGAAGAAGAAGGATTGGAAGAAGCTCCATTTGCTGTTAGAGAAGCAACCACAGAAGATGTAGAAGCAATGCAAGAAATTGTGGCTGATTATGTAAAAGATGGAGTTACGGCATTGGATGATATTAAAAGAGAGGTAGCAAAAGAATTAGGATACAACACAAAAGCATTAAGACAAATTGTTGAGGATGCTTATAATAGATATACTACAACAACAGAGGTTGCCCCTTCAGAGGTTTTAGGCGCTATTGCAGATAGAGTTGGCAATAAGATGAAGCAGATGTTTGGCAAAGCAGCTCAAGCGCCGGTTATACTTGATGATGCTAATTCTATGCTTGATAAGGCAGCTGAATTGGGGGCAGATGGCGCAGTTATAGAATTCCAAAAAGAACAAGCAAAACAACAAAAAGGCGCATCCGTATCAGATAAAACTGCTATGAATGATTTAAGGTCAAAGACAGAAGATAAAGCTAAAATTAGCATTATTGATGCAGCTGAAAAAATGATAACAACCTTAAAGTCGGTGTTGCCTAATTTTGATATTGTAATACATGGTAGCGATGAAAGTTATAACGCAGCCATGAAAGATGCTGAAATTGACGGTGTAGTTGGGGGCGTTGGTAATTTTAGTTATTCTAAAAAGAAAGGTGAATATTCAGGTCGTATTGATATTAACTTGAACAAAGCAAATAATAAGACATTAGCGCACGAGGTAGCTCATGGAGTTATGTTGAAGGCATTTGGCGATAACCCAAAATTATTTAAAGAATTTAGGGAGAAGATAGCATCTGTACTAAATGAAAGTGATAATCAAACATTAATCGATTTTGCTGATAGGGCTACTTATGCAAAAAATGATACTTACGAAGAATATTTAGCGGAATTAACAGCTATGTTAGCTGAACAAGAAACTAAATTATCTACAAGTACATTCCAAAAAATTGCTGCTATTATAAATGATATAATAGAAAAGATAACAAATGGTGCATTTAAGCCATTTGAAGGTATTAAGAGAACAAAACAAATTGTTGACTTTTTTAATGATATATCAGAGTCTATTCGTAAAGGAGAGGCAATAAAGATTGAAAATATTAAAACCGCAGAGGAATTAAAAAAGCAGGCTAAACTAGAATTAGAGGATTTTGAAAGAATTGCCACAGAAAGCATTGCGGATATTGCTAGGATGTTTGGTATGGATTTGGGTAATCCAGTAGCTTCAAAAGCTCAAGTTCCTGTTGAAAAGCTTCCTAGACCAGTTATTAATGGATTTGATGTTTTAAAGAAAAAGCTTGGCGAAACTGCAGCTAAAAAAGTAAGAGAGAAAATCCCATTTGCATTAGATTACCCTACTGAATTTATTGATTTTGTAACAGTAAAAATACCGGCAAAAGAAGATATTCCATTTATCGTAGATAAGATGGCGGATAGGTTAGATGGTTTATTTAGAATAGCAGTTGATAAGAATATTGAAACCGCAGATGCGAAAGGAAAGACTCCAGAAGAATTATCAAAGGAGGCGGGGTATGTATTTCATAGAACCGAAAAGCCAGATGATGTATTGGTATTTAAAAAAGATTTTGCAAATGGTGAAGTGTTATGTACATATAATGATGTAGAGGGTAGAATGTATAATAATTTAGTTTTTTGGTTAAGAAGAAGTGAGGCAGAAACAGTATTGCATGCAAATGATTTAACACAAGAGTATTTAAAAGAGGAATCGGAAGGTGCTGTTTTATGGCGTAATTATTTAGATGGGAAAGGACAAAAAAACAATGATGGGTCATATAATTTATCAGATGTAAGACCATCAAGACAAGACCCTTATGGAACATCTTCAATGAGTGTTCAAATAGGAAAAAGAGGCGGCGATATTTCAATAAAAAATAGATATAATCATAGTGTAAATAACCCAGATGCTACATTTGGTAATGACTTAAATTCTATAGTAGACGGTCTTCATGACGCTGTATATAATATAGAAGGAGTACCAAAGAAAAGGCAAGAAGCGCGCCTTCCTGACAATATAGTAGCAGATGACAAGGGTAGATTATTTAAATATGATAGAGAGATTAATGATATTTATATAAGTAAAAATGGATATATAGATAACGGGGTTCTTAATCTAATAGATAAATCTACACAAAAAATAATTGATAATTATTTAATTGATTCAAAAAATAAATCAGCTAAATCTTTAACAAACAGCAGTAACCAACTTATACCTGATATTAATAAAATTTCTTTTGACAAGAATACCATTAAAATTCAATCAGATAAGGGTTCTTTAAATCTTGAACTTGTTGACGGATTGCTTGATAAGTTAAGTGGTGATATTACAAGAATAGAAGGTAGATTTTTAAATTTTAACGAATCCCTGACTAGTATTGATTTGCCATCAGTTAAATACATTGGTCAAGATTTCCTTTACATTAATAAATCTTTAAAAAGCATTAATTTGCCATTAGTCGAAACAATTGGTGATGAATTTCTTTATTATAATCAATCTTTAAAAGATATTGATTTACCATCAGCTAGTGCTATTGGTGACCAATTCCTTCGTAAAAATGAAATTTTAGAAAATATTAATTTACCTTCAGCGGTAATTATAGGTTCAAATTTTTTAAGCGATAATATATCTATAAAAGATATTGATTTGCCATTAGTTCAAATGGTGGGGTATAATTTTATTTTTGATAATGATATTTTAGAAAGTGTTAATTTGCCAAATATTAGGTCTATAAGTGATAGCTTTCTTGCTAGAAACAAAAGTTTAAAAAATATTGATTTACCATTAGTTAATAGCATAGGAAATTCTTTTTTACTTTATAATCAAGCTATAGAAGAAGTAAATCTTCCGTTAATAAAACAAATTGGTTCAAGTTTTTTAAATTTTCATCAAAATTTAAAAAAAATAGATTTTCCTTTATTGAAATCTGTTGAAAGTGAATTTCTTTTTAGTAACATTAAATTAGAAAGTGTTAATTTGCCTTTATTAGAAAGAATAGGTTCCGAATTTCTTAAAAATAATGAATCATTAACAACAATAAGTTTACCTTCTGTTAAAAATATTGGTCCTAGATTTATGCAAAATAGTCTTTTGACTAGCATAGATTTGCCATTAGTTGAAACCGTTGACTTTAATTTTCTTGGAGATAATCGTAGGTTAGAAAGTATTAATTTGCCAAATGCTGTATACGTTGGGGATAAATTTTTAGGTAATAATCAATATATAGCAAGTGTTGAATTGCCTTTAGTAAAAGACATAAGTAGTTCTTTTTTATATAATGCTCAAGATTTAGTAAGCATAAAATTGCCATCAGTTGAAACAATTAGTAGTAAATTTCTTTTTGAAAATAAATCAATAACTAGTATTGATTTGCCTTTGGTTAGATATATTGGAGATAGATTTTTATATAACAATCAGTCTTTGTCAAAAATTAATTTACCATTGGTTGAAACAATTGAAACTGGTTTTCTTTATGATAATCAATCTTTAACAAGCTTGGATTTACCATCGGTTAAAAAAATAGGTTATGATTTTATTTATGAAAATAAATCTTTAGCAAAAATAAATCTTCCGTTAGTAGAAAAAGTTGGAAGTGCATTTCTTAAAAATAATGAATCATTAACTAAAATTGATTTACCATTAATTAAATATATTGGGAATCAATTTTTATTTTTTAATGAATCTTTAAAAGACATTAATTTGCCACTTGTTACTGATATAAGTAATGATTTTCTTTATGGCAATCAATCTTTAGAAACTCTAAAATTACCGGAACTTGTAACTGTTGGAAGTGATTTTCTTCTTTATAACAATGCTTTAACAACTTTAGAATTACCAAAAATAAACTACATAGGTAGTGATTTTCTTTTTAATAATACAACTTTAGAGAATTTTGAGTTGCCATCCGATATGAGATATTTTAGTCCTGATGGTTTCTTTTCTAAAAACAAAGCTTTAGCAAATAAAATAGCAACAGCAAGCATGGAATCCGGCGTTAGGTCAAAAGCACAAATGCCAATGTTTATGGCTAATCAAAATGGCGAAGATATATTAGGCTTTTCTTATGACAATAGAATGTATTTAAATGGAGAGAAACTTAATCCTAACACCATAATACACGAAGCAGGTCATATTTGGACAGAGTGGATAAAGGGCAATGATACTAAATTGTATGATAAGGGTATGGAATTGGTTGAAAAGTCACCATACTTGCAAAAAGCAAAGAATAGTAAATTTTACCAAGAACAAGCAGATAAATTAGCTACAGAAGAGCAAAGAGAGGCTTACTTTAAACACGAAGCATTAGCTATGGCTATTGGTGATAAAGGCGCTCAATTTGTATTAGAAAGCAAAAAAGAATCATTCCAAGATTGGCTAAAGACTTTGTGGACTAAAATAAAGAACTTAACAGGATTTAAAGATTTAACAGCAGAAGAGTTCCAAAACTTAACTTTTGACCAATTTTCTAAAATGGCTGTTAAGGAAATATTAGGAACAGAAGGCGCAGTTGAAAAGTTAAATTCAATAAAGAGTTTTAGGAATAAAAAGAAATTTATAAAAGACAACCTAAAATACGAATCAAATAAAAATGCAATAGACGAACTTGATTTTACAGAAGAAGATTTCATTGAAATAGCAAAGTCAAATTTTGATTTATCAACCTTTAAAAATATAAAAGATGCCGTACAAAAGCGAAGCACAAAGAAAGTATTTCAACCAAAACAAGGAGAAGTTGGAGAAGCAGGGGGTGGACGTAGACGAGTGGAACCAAGAATCGAAGGGGAAGGAATTACCGGAGAAGAAGGCGAAGCCGCACAGCCCCAAGGTACTACGCAAATCCCAGAAGAAATTCAAAATATAGGGTTAGAAAATCAAGACGTAGATTATGTCCGCATAACAAAAGCGGAATTAAGCAAATTAAGAGAAAGTCTTGGACTACCTGCATACAAAGGATTGCCTATTGAGAATCGTGAGATGTTGAGAGAAGCAGCTCAAGAAATGATTAAAAAAGGTGTAAGTGTTGAATCTTTGTATGATAAGATAAAATTAGGAAATGTCTTATCCAACTACGAAAATGCATTTATGTCCGAATACAGGGCTGCATTGGATGTGGAGTTGAAGAACAATCCTTCTCAAGAGTTATTAGCCAAGATTACTGAATTTGCTGATGTATTTCAAAAAAGTGCATCTCAAACCGGTAAAGCATTGGAAAGTTTGAAAATAATGAAGAAACTCAACGAGGCTAACACATTATCTAACTTTTTATTGACTAGGCAAGAAGATAAAGGGTTTCCGCTGACTCCTAAAATGATGGTAGAAGAAACTGCTAAATTTGAAAAAGTACAAAAAGCTAAAAAAGAATTAAAAGAATCTGTTGAAAATGATATTATAAACCAAGTTAAAACAGAAGCTGAAAATGAATTAAAGAAAGAGGGCAAAGCAAAAGTTAAAAAATCTCACGAAGAATTTGTAAAAGAAAGAAAAGCAGCATTAGTAGCCGCAAAAGAAGCTTTGAAAAAATTAAGAAGTGGAGAGCAAGGATTAATGGTTTCTGCGCCGGGATTAAATGAGTTAGTTGCAATAGCGCCGCATATAAATAAATATGTTAAAAGTTTATTTGCAGAAGGTGTTTCTAAATTAGATGATATTGTTACTGAAGTTCATAAAGAATTTTCAGAATTAGTTGACGGCTTGACAAAAAGAGATGTATTAGATGTAATTGCCGGTAAACATAATCTTAAAAAAATAACGCCTAATGAAATAAATGCAGGGTTAAGATTGTTGCGCAGAGAAGCCGATTTGTTAGGTTTATTAGAAAAGGCTAGACTAGGAGAAGATAGAGCTAAATCTGAAAGTCAAATGGCTGAAAAGAGTAAAAGAGTGCAGGAGTTGGAAAAAAAGATAAAAGAAGTTAAAGAATTAAATAGAGTTAAAGAATTAGCAGAACAAGGTGTTGAAGAAAAATCACCGACCATTGGTAAAGACGGAGTAACCGATGCTGATTATAATCAAAAAAGACAAAAATATTTAGATAGAAAAATTAAAAAATTAGAAGACAATTTAAAAAATAAAAATTACGATAAAGAAGAAAAGGAAACTATAAAATATAAGGTTTCCGATAAAACCAAAAAAATGACAGATAGGGTGGTGGAGCTTGAAAAAGCGATTGCTCTAGATAGATATAAAGACCAGACTAATAAATTAAGCAAATGGGAGAAAGCTTGGGATAAAATTCAAAGCGTATTAGGAGTAAGAAGGATTGTTCAAACTGCTATAGATGCTTCTATTTGGTTTAGACAATTGGCAAAATTAACATTGAACCCTCTAAAATGGAGTATTGCAAGGAAATTTATATTTGCGGGGGCGCAATCTGTATTTAGTCAGAAAAATTACGATAGATTAATGTACGGAATACATCAGGCACCTGATTTTGAAGAATCAGTAAAAGATGGTATTAGATACAATGAGCTAGATAGCATTGACCCTAAAAAGCAAAACGAAATGTTCCCTAAAAGTTTTGTATTTAAAATACCTATTTTAAGGGAATTAATAACCGCATCACAAAGAATAGCGGATGCGTCTTTAAATGTCGCTCGATATGAATTGTATAATAAATACAAAAGGGAATTATTAAGAAAAGGAATAACTAGAGAAAGCGACCCTAATGAATACGAGCAGATGGCTAAACTTGTTATGAATAGTACGGGTAGTGGAAATATGCTTGAAATTTTAGAATCAAGAAAGGCAGAAAAAGTTATGGGTTCTTTATTTTATGGAGCTAGATTGATGGCTGCAAATATGAATACTCTGAATCCGATTTACTATGTTAGGATGCCTAAAGAAGTTAGAAAAATGGCAATGAAGGATTTAGCATCATATACAACTACCGTAATAGCTACAACATTAGCTTTTGCAGCAGCGGGTGGTGCTGTATCAATGGACCCAGATGACCCTGAATTCTTGCAAGTTAGATTTAATGGTAAAGTTTATGACTTTACAGCAGGGCAAGCTGCTTATATTAGAACATTTTTAAGATGGGTTGAATTTGGTTATGCTAGAGCCGTTAAAAGTAAATTTGAAGCCGGTGAAGCAGGAGCTTTTGCTTGGAGGTCAACTTTAAGCTTTTTTAGAAATAAATTAGCTCCAAATACCGCTTATTTAATAAATGCGTTTGTTGGTAAAAATTCTATTGGTCAAGATTTTGAACCAATGGAAATAGTTCATGTATATCCAATGTATGCTGACGATGCTTATGAAGCTGCAAAAGAAGATGGCTTTGTATCATTATTAACCGTGCTGATGCCAAATATTTTAGGAATAGGGTATTCTAGTTATTATTCAGACAAGGCAATGAAGCCTATTGATGAGGTAGTAAATAGAGCGCAAAATAGTGATGAATTAGACCCCGAATCAGTTAAAAAGGGAATAACTAAAAAAGAATTCGAAGAATTTGCTAAATTGCGTGATAAATTAATTGCAGAAAAAATAAAAGAATTGTATGAAGAAGGTGTATATGATACGGAAATAGGCGAATATGTGCCAATTAAAAAATCAACACCGGAAAGTATTACAGCGGCTATTATGAAGGCAAAATCAGCCGCAACAAAAGAAGCTAAATCTGAATTTAACGCCGATGATGAAGAATAACTAAAAACAAAACATGGAAACACTAGAAGAACTAAAACACAAACTTTCACTTTATGAACAAAATGGCGCAGCCAAATTATTTTACGCTTTAAATAGGAAAGCGAATGAGATGGCTGACTTATTGAATAAAACCAATATAAGTCATTTGTTACTTGACGACCCTAAAGACAAAACATTTGAAAGACTAAAAGTTATCTGGAATGACAGCGCTAGTATTTCCGCAGCTATAAAAGAGTTAGGAATTTCGGCGGGTGTTACCGGAGATGAGCAGAAAGATATAGTCAAAAAACCATTTGTTGAAACTATAGCAGAGTCAAGAAAATAATGTTTGATAAAATAAAAATATACGGGGTAGAAATTAATCTACCTCCCGTCCCTGATGAGGTTGAGAATTGGGGAACTGATATTGCTAGTGAGCAGTATTGGAGAAGAAGAGAATTGCCTAAATTTTTTGAATCGGTAGAATACGATAAAGAGGGTAATGCATTATTGGATTTAGAACAATCTTATTTTGCAGGAAGAGAAGTGGATAGATGTAAGAAAGGTTTTTGGTTTTATAACAATGGAGTGCCAACTTTTCTTACAGGTAAACACTATTTTTATTTGCAATGGTGGAAATTAGAGGATGATATTTATGGCGATTTTAGAGATGCAGACAGGCGTTATTTTTTGTTTTTAGACCATTGGGAAAAAACGCCTTGGTGTTTAGGTGTTGTTAGAGGTAAAAAACGTAGAGAAGGTGCGACATCGCAGGCGACATCAAATATCGTTTATGAGTGTATCTTCTATAAAAATAGCTTTTGCGGATTGACGAGCAAAACGCAGATAGATGCCAAGGCTGCATTTACAAACATGATTTCTTTTGGGTATAGGCAATTGCCCGTGTTCTTAAAGCCAAAACAATTAAACAACAAAGACAGCGTAAGTGAACTTGTATTTGCCCATAAATCTGTAGAGATAAAAGGCGGCAAGGGAAGTACAATTGATACAGATACAGGGCATAGGTCTAGAATTGATTATAGAGCGCCTTCTTTGAACTCTTATGACTCTGGTAGAATAAGTCGTGGGTTATTTGATGAAGGCGGAAAATGGGCAAAAGAAACGCCATTTTCAACATTCATATCAATCGTAAGTAAAACACTTGTAAAAGGCGCTAAAAGAGTGGGTTTTATAGAATGTCCTTCAACATCAAACTCGATGACTACGGGAGGAGAGGAATTTAAGATTGTTTGGGATAATGCAGACCATACTAAATATCCAAAGACTCCTAATAGGCTTGCTAAATACTTTTCTCCGGCTTATGATGGTTACTTGGGTTTTATAGATAGGTATGGGATGAGCGTTATTGAGTCACCAAATGAAGAGCAATATAAATTTCTAGTTGAAAACTATGTAGGCGCAGGTGACCTGAATGAAGAGGATATTAAACTAGGCGCAAAAGAATATTTACAGCAGAAAAGAAAGATTTTAGAAAGCGTACAATTAGAGGAAGAGATAAGAATGAACCCCTTTGATGAAAGGGAGATGTTTATGCTTCGGAATAATAATTGTCATTTTGATGCCGTATTACTTAACGATTTGTATGAAATATCTAAAATAAACGAAAAAGAAGTATTAGAATATGGTAATTGGATGTGGAAAGATGGTAAACCTTTTACAGATGTTGAATGGCATCCTACAACAAAAGAGAATGGCAGATGGACTATAGCCAAAAACTTTAAACGACCAGAAGGTGAAACATACATAACTAGGGGGTCTTTGTTTTTACCTAAAAACCCTGTTCAATTTATTATGGGATGTGACCCGTTTCAGAATTCAGTTGTTGAATATGGCGAAGGCTCTAAAGCCACAAGCTTGGTGTTAAATAGGTATGATATTGGTATTAACGACCCTGTGTATAACATGATGTTCGTTAGCAAATATCATGCAAGACCTAGAATGGTAGAGTTATTTCACATGGATATGGTTTTGCAATGCTTTGCTTATGGTGGACAAATATTGATAGAAGCTAAAATGGATGGCGGCTTGCGTAAGTTTTTTATAGACAACAATTGCGAACCCTTCCTGATGAGATTGCCCGAAAAAGCAAATTATGGTATTGACCCTAACTCTGATAACAAAGCTCTTATGGTAAACCTATGGGAACAATATATTTTGACGCATGGGAAAGAAGGCAAATTGATATACCCAGAAATGATAGACGATAAGTACGATGGGCTTCTTAAATTCAATGTGAATGAAACCGAAGTAAGTGACCTTGTAATGGGTGGAGGATGGACACTTGTTGCTGACTATTTCAAACGAGCTATTTTCAAGAAATCAGAAGATAGAATTAAAATTACAGACTTTTTTAAACAAACAAAAATAGCATAATGGCATGGACTGACTTTTTTACGAAAATATTCGTTATAAATTTACCAGAAAGAACTGATAGGTTATTAGACATAGCCGGAGAGCTAAATAAATGGAGTATCCCATATGAACTAATTAATGCTATTAAGCATGAAAAAGGAGCAGAAGGATTACGCCTTACTGTGCAGGGGATATTTGAAAAGGCTGTTGAAAATAAATGGGATTCGGTATTGATTTTTGAAGATGACGCAATGTTTGTTGAATCATGCGGCAATCCTAATGAAACAATGGAAATGGTAGTAAAACAACTACCCGAAGCTTGGCATATATTATTATTAGGAGCGCAAGTTACTGGTGGTTTTAAAGCAAGAATATCCCCTAATATATTACGAGTAGAGAAAGCTTTTGCCACTCACGCTTGGGCTTTATCATTGCAGGGAATGAAAGAGATATTGATTCAGGGTTTATATGCCCCAATAGATAATTGCATTGTTGAAAAAATACAACCTATGCAAGAAACTTACATAACATACCCGTTGCTTTGCACACAGAAAGAGGGAATGTCTGACATAGGCGGTCAATTTATAGATTGGCGACCATTCATAGAAAATAGATATTATCAAAAACTAGGAGAAGTACAATTATGAGAACATTATCAATCTGCATACCTACTTGGAATAGAGTAGAAATGACATTAAATAGTTTTAAAGATGTTTATAATGATGATAGGGTAGAAGCTATTATTATCGTAGATGACGCAAGCGAAATGCATATTTATAACAAATTAAAGGAGGAGTGTGATAAATTATCTAAAGTTAAGTTATATAGAAATTTGACTAATAGAGATTGTTATGCTAATAAATATGTATCCATTAGCTTATCCCCCACCGACTATTGCATTATATTAGACTCTGATAATCAAATAGATACATCGTACCTTGATAAAATTTTTGAACAAGAATGGGCAAAAGATATGATTTTAGCTCCTGATTGGGCAAAGCCAACATTTAATTATACAGAATACTCGGATTTAATAATCAGCAAAGACAATCTAAAAGAATACATAGATAAGCCAATGTTTGAAACTTGTTTAAATTGTATGAATTATTTTGTAAACAAAAATGCTTATTGTGATGTTTGGGATGCTACAACAGACCCCGTAACAAGTGATAGCTTATTTCAAAATTACAATTGGCTAATGTCAGATAAGTATATTCATATTGTTCACGGATTAAGGTATAATCATTTGGTTCATAATCAATCTCATTATATAAATAATGTTCAAAGAACAGGTGATTTTAGAGAAATATTATTAGAAAAAATTAGGAAGTTAAATTAAATTAATTAATTTTACATATGGTATCTTTTACAAATGCGGGAAGAATGGGTAATTGGCTTTTTGAAGCGGCTACAGCAATGGCTTACGCTTTAAAGCATGATTTAGATTTTACTGTTCCAAATGTAAGCAGCAATCCAAAATGGAATCCTATTTATTGTTTACATTTAGTAAACTCTAGTTACAATCCTGATATTGAAAAAATACAATTATGGGAAGGGAAGCACTCGTATGAAGAGTTGCCTTTTGAAGAATCTTGGAGGGATAAAAATATAATAGTTGAAGGTTACAGGCAAACTGCAAAATACTTTGATGAATACAGAAGTGAGATTTTATATTTGTTAAAATTTGACTGGGTAAAGAAAGAGGGATATGTTGCAGTTCATGTTAGACGAGGAGATTATGTTACTTTAAGAGAAAAGCATCCTGAAGTTACTATTGAATGGTATGAAAAAGCTATGGCTATGTTTCCTGATTATAAATTCAAGTTTTTTTCTGATGACATTGCTTGGTGTATGGATGCGTTTAAGCATAGAAATGATTGCGAGTATTCCGGAAACACAGATGAACAAAGTGATTTAATAGAAATGAGTTGGTGTGAGCATCAAATATGTTCGCCTTCAACATTTTCATGGTGGGGAGCTTATTTAAATAGAAACGAAAATAAAAAAGTAATATTCCCGCAATTTTGGTTTAGCGCAGGATGGTGCGGATTAGATACAAGCGATATTGTAAACCCTGAATGGATAAAATTATGATTCAATTAACTATGTTTGATTTTCAGCATTTCTATCAAAGGATTGCAAAAGAGCTTCCAGATGATTGCAAAGTTTGTGAAGTTGGTGTTGCTGATGGCGATAGTGCCATTTACCTAGCACAAGAAATAAATAGGCTTGGCAAGAAATTTAAGTTGTATATGGTAGATAACATGGATTATGGTGGTTATCTGCAAATGAAGACTATTTACCAAAATATTATAAAAAGCGGTTTAGGAGAGTTTATTGAAGTAGTTCCGTTTGCAAGTTTAGAAGCAGTAAAATTATTCAATGATGGTTACCTTGATTTTTGCTTTATTGATTCGTCACATACTTACGATGATACAAAAAAAGAAATAAAAGCTTGGTATCCAAAAGTAAAAGACGAAAGTATATTAGCAGGGCATGATTACAATGCTTCTGATGTAAGAAAAGCGGTTGATGAAATTGTTCCGAAAGCATTTGTAAGAGATGATGTTAACGAGCAAAGTTTTAATCCAGAAATTGTGTTACATTCTGAAGATACTTTAAATGAATGGGGTTTATGGTGGTTTAAAAAGCAATGGTATTTAAAATTAAATAAATAATTATGAAAACAGCATGTGTATTAGGTGGACACGGGATGATAGGTATGCAACTTGTAAACAGACTAAAGAAAGAAGGTTTTTGGGTTCGTTCAGTAGACATTAAGTTTCCTGAATTTTCAGAGTCAACCGCAAATGATGTTTTGATAGCTGATTTAAGAAATATAAGCGAAGTTTCGAAAGCATTATATGCGCCAAATCAAACTAGCATCTTTGACAAGGTTGGTAGTTTTGATGAGGTTTATATGTTAGCTGCTCAAATGGGTGGCGCTTTATATGTATTTACAGGAGATAATGATGCTGATATTATATACGATTCAACTATAATGAATTTAAATGTAGCAAAGAAAGCGTCAGAATTTAGCGTAAAGAAATTATTTTTTTCTTCTAGTGCTTGCGCTTATTCGGAAAGATTACAAGAGGATTTGAATAGTGCATCTTTGAAAGAAAATACAGCTTGGGATGGTAAACCTGATAGTGTTTATGGTATAGAGAAGCTAATATCAGAGCAAGTTTACGATTCATTTAGAAGGAATAAAGGTTTAGATATTAGAATAGGTAGATTTCACAATATATTTTCTCCAGAATGTACTTACAAAGGCGGCAGGGAAAAAGCTCCGGCTGCTGTATGTAGAAAAGTTGCAGAAGCAGATACCGAAATAGAAATATTTGGAGATGGATTACAGCAAAGAAGTTTCTTATATATTGATGAATGTTTAGATGGTATTAGAAAATTAATGGATAGCGAATATGTTTATCCGGTAAATATAGGTTCTGATGAAATGATTTCTATTAACGACTTGGCTAAAATGGTTATTGAGATATCGGGAAAGAAATTATCAATTAAAAATGTATCATCAAATGCATTAGGTGTTAGAGGTAGAAACTCTAACAATGAATTAATACACGAAGTAACGAGTTGGCGACCTACTCAATCTTTAAAAAAGGGAATGGAGAAGTTATACCATTGGGTAAGTGCAGAAGTAAATCAATATAAAAGCAAAGGCATATGATGATATCATTTGACTACCTAGTCGAAAAACACAAATTGGATATAAAGGGAGTATTGCATTTAGGGGCTTCCACAGGACAAGAAAGAAATGCCTATGACACCTATTGTAAAGGTTGGGTAATTTGGGTAGAAGCTATACCTAAAGTTTATTTAGACCTTCAGCAAAATATAAAATCATACCCACAACAAACAGCTTATAATGCTTGTTTAAGTAATGTAGATGGTAGCGATGTGATATTTAATGTGTCAAATAATGAAAGCCAAAGTTCATCAATTTTAGAATTGGGCGTTCATGCATTGATTCATCCTGAAGTGCATTATGTAGAGCAAATAGCTATGAAAACACAAAGAGTAGATACGCTATTAAAAGATGTAGATGTATCTACTATTAATTTTCTAAATGTAGACTTGCAAGGGGCAGAGCATTTGGCAATAGAAGGAATGGGAGAATTGATTAAAAATATTGACTACGCATTGCTTGAGGTAAATAAAAAGGAAACCTATAAAGGGTGTATGTTGATAGAGGAGCTTGATTATTTTATGTTACAAAGGGGATTTGAGAGGGTTGAAACGGGGGAATGGGTAGCTGAAACATGGACAGATGCACTATATATCCGTAAATACAAAATATGATACATATACCAGAAGAATTTACTCCCACAATAAACACAATATACCCTTGGGAAAATGATATTATATTTGAAGATTGGGTTTCACACGAGCATATCGCAAACACAGAAAGGCAATACCTCCCAATTCAATGGACAGCATATCATGTAAATAACAATTACGGGAATAACCCCATAGCAAGAAAGCAATTACAAGACTATGTAGATAAGTTACCTAAAGATTTGAAATATTGGACTATTTGCCAATACGATGACGGGGTGATGACTGATTTTAAAGATTTGGATATCTTGGTCTTTAGTATGAGTAAAAAAACAGGGGTGGAAATACCTTTATTGTGTAAGCCACACTCGTACAAGTGGAATGGGAAGAAGTCAATATTTGCATCTTTCATTGGGACGCATACACATCCAATTAGGGAAAATGTATTTAATATAAAAAATAGGGATTATTATGTTTCCGACAAAGTGCATAACATACAGGATTTTTGTGATATAATTTCTCATTCATTATTTGGATTATGTCCAAGAGGATATGGATTAAATAGCTTTAGAATAGGGGAATGTATGCAATACGAAACTATCCCCGTATATATATCGGATGAATTTATTAGTTGTTTTGATGCTAATTTTGAAAACTACGGCATTATAATAGAAGAAAGGGATTCAAATAAAATAGAAGAAATTTTAAAAAGCTACACTGATTTACAAATAGTAGATAAGCAGTTAAAAATCAAGGAGATATACAATGAATATTATACATACGAAGGAGCTTTTAACAAGATTAAAAACATTTTAAATGCAGATAGCAGTAATTCATAATTTTGATTCACATACTAGATTTGATATGTTAATGCAGGAATTTAAGACTCAAGGCATAAAGGATTTTAAATTTTTTCCGGCAGTTCACGATAGTTATTCAGTCAAAAAGTCTATAAATTTAGCGCACAAGCAATGCATTAGATATGCATTAGATAATGATTTACCTGAAATATGCGTAATGGAAGATGATGTTCATTTTACTAACAAAAATAGTTTTTCTTATTTTTTAGAGCATAAACCTAAAGATTTTGATGTATATTTAAGTGGTATTTATTTAGGGGAAATCTTGGAGGATAATTCAGTAAAAGAGTTTTCCGGATTTCATTGTTATATTGTAAATAAAAAATTCTATGAAACTTACCTCTCCTTACCGGATGATGCTCACATTGACAGGGCATTGGCAGGTCTTGGAAAGTATTATGTATCTAGTCCTTTTATAGCAATTCAGCACAATGGATTTTCTTATAATACAAAAATGGAAATGAATTACGATGACCTTTTGATAGGTAGAGAATTATATTAATTTAATTAATAAATATATTTTGTTTTTTTTATTTACTTTTAATTAATTTTGGTAATAAATTTTATTTAGTTAATGCAACAAGCTACAAATACATACCCTAATCAACAGATTGACCCAAGGGAAAAGGGATATGATTGGATACTTCAATATTGCAAAGCGGCATGGGGTGATTCCCGTGGTTATGTGCCAAATAATATGTTGAATTTTGGTCAATCTAAAATGAATGAAATTAAAGAGTATGCATTAGGAAGACAAAGTACTTCAAAGTATAAAAAACTTTTAAATGTAGATGAGCAAACAGATAAAACATGGCTTAATACAGATTGGACTCCGCCATCATTTTTAACAAAGTATAGAGAGATAGCTATTTCAAAACTTGTTCAAAGGCGTTATGATTTGCAAGCGTTTGCAGTTGACCCTTTAGCTAAAAGTGAAGAAGATGAACGCTTTAATGAAATGAAAGTTAAGGTGATGATGCGTGAAGCTGCAATGAAGGCGGGTAATGAAGAATTAGCTAATAGCCCTGTGTTAAAACCAATGGAAGGTGAGCCTGAAGATATGGAGCAGTTGTTGATGGAACAACAATTTGGTTACAAACATGTTATGGCAATGGAAGCAGAATGTGCTATTGCTTTGACAATGTATAAAAATAAATTTGACGAAAAAAGAAAAAGAACTCTTGAAAATTTATTTGATTTTGGTATTGGTGGATATACTGAATATATAGATGAGAATGGTGCTGTAAATGTAAGAGATATTAATCCCGAAAATTTAGTATTATCGTATTGCGCAAAAAATGACTTTTCCGATTTGGTACATTTTGGAGAAGTTAGAGAAGTATATGTAGGGGACCTAGCACCTTATTTTTCCCCCGACCAATTAAATTTGATAGTTCAATCTGTAGCCGGACGTTTTGGTAACCCATCTAATTTTATGTATGGCACAGACTATTCAAAGTATTGGAATCGTTTTAAGGTGCTTATTTTAGATTTTGAATTCCTATCATGGAATGATTACACTTATAAAGAAGAAGTAGATAACAGAGGCAATGCTCGTTTTGGTAAAACAAAGTATCAGGATTCAAGCAAAATGGACTTGGCGGTTAATGAGAAGGGAACAATTGAAAAATTTGACTACGCAGGGTCTGTGCCTAGTTTAGTTGACTCAAAGAGTAAAGGGCAAGCCGAGCCTGTATATATGCCTGTTACTAAAAAGGTTGTTTATAAGTGCAAATGGTTAATTCAAACTGATTATATGTATGATTGGGGTATGTCTGAAAATCAAATTAGACAACCTTCGTCTTGGTGGGATACAAAATTAAACATCCAATTATACTCATGGAATTTCTATAAGATGCGTTTTGCAGGTATTACAGAAAGATTGATTCCTTTAGAAGATAAAGCATGTTTAGCTTGGTTTAGGCTTCAAAATATGTCTAACAAATTAATTCCGTATTTAATAAATATAGATTTAAACGCATTAGAAGGTGTTGATTTTGGAGGAGGTGGAGATAAGATGAACCCAACAAAGGTTATGGATTTTATATTTTCTAATTTTGTTGTTCCTTATCGTTCAACAGATTTATTAAGTCAAAATCCAAACTATAAGCCGGTAAGCATTGAAGCTTCAGGACAATTAGCTGTATTTAGCCAATTGTATCAAGAGTTGCAAAATACTATTGATATGATGCGTCAAATATCAGGATTAAATGAATTGACAGATGGCTCTACTCCAAATGCAAAAACGTTAGTTCCAGTTGCAAATGCTGCAATGGAAAGTACTAATAATGCTTTATACTTGTTAAGCTTTGCTGACAAGCAATTGGTGCAAAATGTTGCAGATGCTATTGTTGCAAAAGTACAGATAGCTGTTAAATTAGGTAAGGTAGAAGGTTATGGTAGAGCGTTAGGTACGGAAACTGTTAAATTTTTCCAAATTAATCCTGACTTGTCTATTCATGAATTTGGTATATTTATTGAAGATAGCCCATCTGATTACGAAAGACAGCAATTAATACAAGAGTTAAATATTAGAGATTCTCAAGGATTAATTGAGCCTGAAGATAAAATACTTGTAATGAGTTGCCGTAATTTAAAAATGGCATCAATGATACTTGCATATAAGATTAAGAAGCGTAGAGAGAAGATGCAAGAATACGAATTACAGAAAGTAAGAGAAGCTTCTCAAGGTAATGCAATGGCAGTTCAAACAGCTGAACAAGAAAAGCGTATCACATTGCAAGACCAATTAAATGCAGATATAGCTAAAATTAACGCTGAAAAACAATGGGAATATATTATTCAAATGGGTAAGAAGGATAAAGATATTCAAGAAGCTGAAATACAAAAAGAAGCAAAAGTTATTGCTCAAAGAATAGCAGCAGATGCTAGAATAGCGGTAAGCGACAAGAAGCAAGTACAAACAATGACATCCAAAACAAAATAAAATGGTAAAATCTTTATTATCGAAAAGTATGAAAAGCGTCTTGCAAGAGGCGTTATATTTAGAATTATATCAATCTAATCTTTGGAAGGCTTTGGCTAACCAAATGCAACGATATGGTTTTTTTGGTACACAAAAGTATTTCTTGGCAGAAAGCGAAGAAGAATTAACACATTACCAAATTCATGTTGAGTTTCAAAATGATATGGGTGATTGCGCTGATATGCCTTCAATAGAAGCTATTAAAGATAAAGTAAAAACTATTGGAGAATCTTTGGAAATAGGTTATGAAATGGAGCTTGAGGTTTACAATAAATATAAAGAATTTTACAAAATGGCAGAAGATGAGGATTGCGTTGTAGGACAATTCTTACTTCAATTTTTAGAAATACAAAGAAAGGCGGTAGGTCATTATGGTGATTTACTTGCAAAATATGCAACAGCTGAAGCAACTAAAGAAATATTAGAATTTGACCAACATATCAACGATGTTCCTTAAATTTTTTTATTTAATTTAATTTATATAATTTCGTAACGAAAAACACAAATATGTCAGAAGAACAAAATCAACAATCAACACAGGAAGAAGCAAAACCGGTTTACAAAGCTAGCACGGGTATCCCAAGCGTAGAAGATTACAGAGAGGCTGAAAGTAATAACTTTCAATCCGAAGGAGAACCGTTAGTAGAACCGCAAAATGTTCAAAATGAGTCAGTTGATAATGCGCCACTTGAAGATAACGCATCATCTTTCTCAATGCCATCACTTGATGGAGAAGAAGAAGTAGAATCCAATTCAGCAAGTGCCGTAATTTCGGATTGGAAAGAAGAGTTAAAAAAAGCAAATCCAAAAGATATTTTAAAAGAATTAGGATATGATGATTTTTTAGCTGAATTCGCAGAGTATAGAAAGAATGGAGGAGATGCATATAAATATTTAGAAGCAAGAGCGTTTGATTGGGATACTGTATCGCATCAGGATTTGATTTTAGATGAATTAAAGTCGCAATACCCACATCTAACTGAAGATAAAGTTGAGAGGCTATATCAGGCTAAATACAAGCAATCTGACATGGCATCTGATGACGACAGAGAAGTTGGATTAATTCAATTGGAAGCAGACGCAGAACTTGTAAGACAAAAAAGAGTTACCGAACAGAGGCAGTTCCAAATACCAGAGCCTGCAAGAATGCAAGAGGCAAATACACAGGCAATGTATGAGGAGCAGCGGAAGTTAGAAATAGACCAATCACAAAAGATTATTCAATTTTTTCAGGAACATGAAGCCACTAAAAACTTATATCAAAGCAAGAGAGTTGCTATTGATTTGGGTGATAATGGTAAATTCAATTTTAACATTGATAAACCTGAAAATCTAATGTCAGTAGCGTTAGATTCGGAAAAATGGCAAAGAGCAATATCAGTAAATCCGCAAGAGGCAGATGTGAGCAAGCTTATTCCAGATGTCGCTAAATTGCAAAAAATTGCATTAGTGGCAATGAATCCAAACTATGAGAGAGATTTAGTGAACTATGGTAAATCATTGGGGCTGAAAGCTATTGTGGAAGAAGGGCAGAACGCACGAAGACCAATAGGTAATACACCTGCCCAACCCAATGAATCGTTTTCTGAAGCTATTAAAACAAGAGCTAAAGTAAGCACACTAGGCAGGTAAAAAATTATTTTACTTTTTAAAACCAAAAAAAATGGCAAACAATATTGGTAATATAACCAAATCCTACGTCAGTGCTATTGACCCAGTACTTGACACGAGAGAGATTAACAAATTAGTTACAGACATCCAAAACGAAGATGCGTTAACTGATATTTTATGGTTGGGAGATAGAAAAAAACCAATCGCAACAGGTCAACCTTTGTACTACACATTTGTAAACGAAAGTTTATTCAAATTGTTAGATACAACAGGCGGAACAGTTAATGGTACAGGTACAACTTCATTAAACTTCACTTGTACAGCAGCGACTTCAGGTCAAGCTCGTAAAGATGATTTAGTGTTAGTTCCTACTGGTGCTATTTCTGCAATCGTTACAAACGTAGTATCTACTTCAGGTGTTGATACAGTTTACATTAAGACAGTTTCTGGAGCTAATGCTACTTTGACTGCTGGAGATAAATTATCTTTATTCTCTGTAGCTGTTGGTGAGAATTCAATTTCTCAAACAAACTTACGTTTCGGCTTGACTCGTTACACTAACAAGTATCAAATCTTTAGAGAAATCTCTAAAATTACAGACGTACAAAACGCTGCTACAATCGAGGTTGAATTTAACGGACAAAACAAGTTTATCGTTAAAGACCATTTAGAGAAAGCAATCCGTTTAAAAGGACAAATCAATGCTGCTTATATCGCAGGTGATATGTCAGTTACTACTTTCAGTGATACAAACCCAATCTTAACAGATGGTAATAGCGATGCTACCGATGGTGGTGGAGCAGTTCAAACTACTCGTGGTTTAAACAAATACATTGAAATGTACGGTTCTACATTGGTAAATGGTACTTTAGGTACAGTTCAACAAACAAATATTAATAACGCTTTGGATGTGTTGATTTCTCAACGTTCTCCTAAAGATTATTTAGTATTTGGTTCTTCTGCTGCAAAGCGTGCGCATGATACATATTGGAAGGCTTTAGGTTCTTCTGGTGTTCAATCAGTTCGTATCGTTGTTGATGGTAAAGAATTAGATTTAACTGTAGATAAAGTTAGCTACGGCGGATTTGATTTACATTACATGACAATGCCAATTCAAGACCAACCGGTATTATTCAGCCAAACTACTATCAATAAGAGTGTTTACTACATTCCTTATAACAATAGAGTTAAAGTTGAAGGCGGTGGTTATGATTCAGCAATGCGTGTAAGATACGTACCTGCACAAACCAAGTATGGTAATGACATGATTGGTGAAATCCATACAGGAGCATTATCTCCTGTTAATCCTAACGGAGATGCGATGAACTGGACTTGTTCTTGGACAACTGCTCAAGGTCTTGAGTGTTTAGGTGTTCAACATTTCTTGCGTCAACAAGTATTATCTTAATACAAACTAAAAGGGGCGGTGTAAAAAGCCGCCCTTTATTTTTATAATAAAAAACACACAATATGCAAGTAGTTGGAAAATTCAACGCAATTTCAGAGGAATTAAAAAAGCAAATTCCTGAATTGGAAGTTGGTCAAACAATCACTTTTGAAATGCTTACCGGTCAAAAAAATAATGACCCTGATGAAAAAGAAAGACAAAAAAGCCCTATGCTTTATCCTAAAGCAAATATTCCTTTAAGAGATAGAGTTAAAGACCCTTATATAAAAGAAGGAAGTTCTTGGGTAGATATCGTAGTTGCTGATTCATGGGATAGAGATGGTAATCCTTTGGAAAGATTTTTTATGCCCGGAATTAGTGATGGCTCTGGGGATTTTAAATTTGGAGGTAAATTTTCACTAACAGGTGGAAATCAAAAAGATGAAGAATTATATGAATTTTTAATGATTTCAAATTGGAATCAAGATAGTATTTTAGGAGAAGCCGGAAGAGATAAAAGCAAAATTCCTATGTGCAAGGTAATCAACCAAAAAGCTACAAGCCAAAAGGTTATGACTGGCTTTAATACATTAAAAGAGGCAATTAATATTGTTACTAAATTAAAACCTGCCGAAGCTCGTCAAATTGGTGCATCATTGAATTGGAATGAATTTACTGATGATGAAGTTATTTTAGCTCAAGTAGCTGATTTAGCTCGTACCAAACCTGAAGAGTTTTTAAAAGTTTATAATGACCCTAATAAACCAATTAAGGCTTCTATTAGAAAAGCATTAGATACCGATGTTCTTAAATTTGATATTGCAACAGGAAAGGTTAGTCTTGGTTCTCAAGAAATAACTACTATATCAAAAGAGGAAAGAGGAAATGTTACAGAAGCTTTAACTCAATTTATTAATTCTGCAAAGAATGGTAAACAAGTTTTAGATAATATTAATAAACAATTAACTGAACCAGAAGTGGTATAGAATTAATTTAATTATTTACAAGAAAGCTCTTACTTAAAAAAAAGTAGGAGCTTTTTATTTATAATACTATTATTTTTTGGTATTTTTGATAAAAGTTATATTATGCCATTTATAGAAAATTTTACCGCAACGCAATATATTTCAGTACCTAATTTGATTGTGATTACGGATACAAGCACCGGTACAGACGCAGCCATTACAAGCAGGAGAGTATATATGCGAAAATCAGATGGAACATATCTTGTTGAAGAAGGAACAACTACGAATTATGAACTATTCCCTTTAGCAACTGGTAATATAATTAGTTATGATGTTCTTGATAAAGATTACGCATTAACTATTACCGTAGAATGGGGAAGTGTTACTTCTACAATTGGAGATTACCTTGTGTTACATAGTAAAACAGTTGATTATGGTTTTTCAACTTACGCAAAAATATATGATGTAAAATTATCTAAAGCTCAAGTTTCAAGTCCATCTTTATTAGATGGCGATAATTGGTTATCAACAAAATTTGCATTAACAACATATATTAGAGCGGCAGATGATGCTATATCATTAGGAGCCGGTATAACAATTGCTCAATTATCTTTAAATAAAGCGAAATTCATTATTGACAATCCTAAACTTGTATTCTAATGCCAAGTACAGCAGATGTTATAGAGATAGCGAAGGTTTCAATATCATTGATGATTAAGGCTATTGAAAACCAACAAGAAAATGATTTAAATTTACCTAAAAAATTATCTACAGAAGTTTATTTGCTTCAGTGGGTATATTCTAATAGTTATACAGGAATAAATATAAATGGTTTTACTAATTATGTTTACGGAATGTGTGGTGGGTATGCTTATGAAGCAGAAGGGTTAATTGGTACAGGTGGTATCGTTGTCAATCCGGCATCAGGTGGTGCATTAGTTCCAATACCATTAGGACAATACGCAGGTACTGGAAATACTTCAATAACATTTTCACAAGGAATTAATAAATCACTACTTTCCGCCACTCGTGGTGGTCAAGGTGTTGGTGAAATTATATTTAATGGCACACCTACAGGAAATGATATTAAATGGGATAGCACAACGGGTACATTAACAGTTGCATCTACTGTTCCTTTTCAAACTGGAGAATTTGTTAGAATTTTAGTTTATTAAGAAAAAAAATTTAAATGGCTATTCAATCACTCATTACGGGGGATATAAAAATAAGAAATGAAAACGGAGTTTTAGTTGCCGTTAATGGTATTGTGTCAGCCGATACTTCAGGAACTATAGGAACTTCAGGAAGTTCTGGGACGAGCGGTAGCTCTGGTAGCTCTGGCAGTTCAAGTACTTCTGGTACTACAGGAACTAGTGGTACTACAGGAACTTCTGGCACTAGTGGAACACGTGGAACAAGTGGAACGACAGGCACAAGTGGAACAACGGGAACATCGGGAACATCTGGAACAACAGGTACAAGTGGAACTAGCGGAACTTCAGGCACATCTGGAACAACAGGAACTTCAGGCACATCTGGGAGCAGCGGAACATCTGGAACTTCAGCAACAAGTGGAACAAGTGGAACTACGGGAACATCTGGAAGCAGTGGTACTAGTGGTAGTTCTGGAACTTCAGGTACAACAGGAACTTCCGGAACAAGTGGAACAAACGGAACAGGTGGCACATCTGGAACAACAGGTACTTCTGGTTCAAGCGGAACTTCAGGTTCAAGCGGAACGAGTGGTACAACAGGAACTTCAGGAACAACAGGTACTAGTGGCAGTTCAGGAACAAGCGGATTAAATGGTACAAATGGAACAAGCGGCGTTAATGGTTCAAGTGGAACAAGCGGCATTTCGGGAACCTCTGGCACTTCAGGTGCTAACGGAACGAACGGAACAAGCGGCACTTCGGGTACAGCAGGAATTAGTGGTACTAGCGGAACCTCTGGCACTTCAGGAACGACTGGAACAAGCGGCACAAGTGGTACATCAGGTAGTTCAGGAACTTCAGGAACAAATGGAAGTGCTGGTACAAGTGGTACAGCAGGAACAGCGGGTACATCAGGTCGTAATGGTATAGATGGTTCTTCAGGAGCTTCAATTGCTAACTGGTATGGTGCGTTTACAAGTACAGCTACTCAAGTGGTTACAGCGGCAAATACACCAACAGCAATCACATACACAAATGATGAATATAGTAATGGTATTGTTTTCAGTGGTTCACAACTTACTGTTCAACATACTGGTATCTATGAAATTGCATATTCATTACAAATTGAACATACAGGTGGTGGAGGTGCAGATGTTAATATTTGGTTAAGGAAAAATGGTACTAATATTATTAGAACTGATTCTATTTTAGGTTTAAGAAGCCAAAGTGCAAAACAATTACCATTTGTTTCTATTATAGATAGTGCAAATGCTAATGATTATTACCAAGTTTATTTTGAAGCAAATGCCTCTGATGTACAAGTAACAGCAGTAGCAGCAACAGGAACGATACCAGCAGCACCATCAATAATTACCAACATAAAACAAATTGGTATAGCTGTAGGTACAACTTCAGGAACAAGCGGTAGTGCTGGTTCATCTGGTAGCTCTGGTACTTCTGGTACTTCAGGAACTAGTGGCACTAGCGGTACATCAGGATATTCAGGAGATAAATATTATACAACATCAACAACAACTTTTACTCTTGGTAATGCAGGAACTTTAACAGTTGGAACAGGGTTGGCTTACTCTCCTGCTCAATCAATAATCGTAGTTTATAATGCTTTAAACTTCCAAGAGTGCGAGGTTATTTCATATAATAGTGGAACAGGTGCTTTGCAATTTGCAGCTCCAACAAGAACTGTAGGTAGTGGAACTTATTCTGCATGGACAGTTAACCTAGATGGTGCTAGTGGTGGTGATGGTTCTTCAGGAACCTCTGGAACAAGTGGATTAAGTGGCACATCGGGAACTTCAGGATTAAGTGGTACATCTGGCACAAGCGGTACTACTGGTACTTCGGGTACAAGTGGTTTAAGCGGCACATCAGGAACTACTGGAACAAGCGGTTCTTCAGGAACTAGCGGTACAAGTGGTACAAATGGTACAGGTGGAACTTCAGGTACTTCAGGTTCAACAGGAACTAGCGGTTCTTCAGGAACTACGGGAACTAGCGGAAGCTCTGGTACTAGTGGCTTAAGTGGTTCTAGCGGTTCTTCGGGAACTTCAGGAACAAGCGGCACAAATGGAACGGGTGGTACTTCGGGAACTAGTGGTACTAGCGGCTTAAGTGGTACATCAGGCACTTCAGGTTTATCAGGTTCTAGCGGAACAAGTGGTCTTTCAGGCACTTCAGGTTCTAGCGGAACAACAGGAACATCGGGTAGTTCAGGAACTAGTGGAAGTAGCGGAACAGCAGGAACAACGGGAACTAGTGGAACAAGCGGTATTAATGGAACAAGTGGTTCTTCGGGTACTACAGGTACTTCTGGCTCTAGTGGGACAAGTGGTTCAAGTGGAACAAGCGGTTCTTCAGGAACAAGTGGTACAGCGGGTACTAGTGGTACTGCGGGAACGAGTGGTACTAGCGGACTTTTAGGTTCATTAACTACTATAGGGACAAGTGGTGTAGCTACATTAATAGCTAATGTTTTGAATGTTCCTAATTATGGAAGTGCTTTAACGGGATATGTTCCATATACAGGTGCTACTGCTGATGTTAATTTAGGTATTTATACATTAACTGCATCGGGTATAGATTCAGTAGGATATGTTGCTCGTGGTAGTGGAACTTTAAGTGGTTATTTAATACTTAAACAAGGCACTACATTTCTTGGTAATGTTGTAGGTTATAATAGTATTAATGCAAATGCAAGAAAATATGTATTTATTTCGGATGTAGATGGTACAAATTACAAATCAGCAATTTTTGAATTAAGTTCATTAACTAATAATACTGATAGAACTTACACGCTACCTGATGCAAGTGGAACAATAGCTTTAGTTGGTGGTAGTGGTGTAGGAACAGTTACAAGCGTAGCTGCTTTAACAATAGGTACAAGTGGAACGGATTTAAGTTCAACAGTTGCAACAAGTACAACAACTCCTGTAATTACTTTAAATGTACCAACTGCAAGTGCAACGAATCGTGGGGCATTATCAAGTGCCGATTGGACAACATTTAACAATAAGCAAAGTGCTTTAACTAATCCTGTAACAGGAACAGGAACTACCAACTACCTACCTAAATTTACAGGTGCAAGTACAATAGGGAATAGTATTATTAGTGAAAGTGGTGGAGCTATTTCAGTTGCAGGTAATATACAAACTGATGGTAATGCTAATAGATATGTAAAATCAACAGGTTTTATTTCTAATCAATTAGGGCAGTTATCTGATTTTGGTGTTAGTGATGCAGGATATTATTTTGTAGCAGGTGGTGGTATTCAATTTGTTTCAGGTGGAGCAAATAGGATGTTACTTACATCTTCAGGCAATTTAGGATTAGGAGTTACACCGAGTGCGTGGAGTGGAGTAAATGCATTACAAGTAGTAGCTGCTTGTTTATCTTCAAATACTGCGACAAGTGGTATGTTTTTATCTGCAAATGCATTTTTTGATGGTTCAACAGATAGGTATATAAATACTAAACAAGCTACAAGATATTATCAATTAGAAGGTAACCACGTTTGGCAAATAGCTCCTTCAGGAACGGCAGGTAACGCTATAACCTTTACCCAAGCAATGACCTTAACGGCAGCAGGGAGTTTGGGATTAGGAATTGCTACACCAAGCACATTATTACATATAGCTTCAAGTAGTGCTTCATTTTTTACTATTGATGCAGGTACATCAAGTAATTCGGGAATTAGTTTTTATAGGGCAGGTTCTCCATTTGGTGCAATATATTATTTATCAACAAATACAATGAGATTTGATGTAAATAATGCTATTGCAATGTTGATTGATTCAAATGCAAATACTTCTATTGGCTATACTACTAACCCTTCTTTATACAAGCTAGATGTTAATGGTACAGGAAGGTTTAGTGTTTCATCTACAAGTCAAAATCAATTAAGAGTATATTCAACTGATGGAACTGCTACATTAAAAAGCTATTCTACTTCAGATGGGGATGGTCTTATTTTAAACCAATATTATGCAGTTGCAGGTAATCCATATTTAAGAAGTGCTGACTTTGTAGCAAGTATGGGTGATGTTTCATCTACTCAAATGAGATTTTTTACTAAAGCATATGCTTCAAATCCTGCTGTTGCTCTTACCATAGCATCCACAGGAGCAGCTACATTCTCTGCCGCTACTTCAGGAAACACAGTAACAATTAATGGAACTGCTGGTTCTTTTGCTACAAGAGTAAATGGTAGTTCAACTACAGGTAGTTCTTATGGAATAGGAATATTTGCAGGTACAAATTCAAGTGATGATTCATTTAGAGTACATAATTATAGTGGTACTGAATATTTTAGAGTTAGAGGAGATGGCAATGTAGGTATAGGAACTACATCGCCAACAGGTTTATTGCATTTATACGGAGCAGACCCTGCATTTAGAATACAAAGTTCTACCACAGGAAATATGCAGTTTGGTCAATGGGATGGTACTAATAATAGAATACAAGCATCAGGTAGAGATTTTCTACTTACTGTGCAAGATTCTTATAATATGCTTTTTAATACCAATGCTACCGAAAGAATGCGTATTACAAGTGGAGGTCAAGTAGGCATAGGAGTTACACCATCAGCTTGGAGTTCAGCAACTTTTCCTAATGTTCTACAAGTAGGTTATGCATCATTAATTACAAATGGAGGTGCTTTTGCTCAATTGAGTAGCAATCTTTATTATGATGGTACTGCATATAAATACATATCAACAAATGGTGCATCTCGTATTATTCTTGATTCGGATGGCGCTATTACATTTAATAATGCAGCATCGGGAACAAGTGGTACTACCGTTACTACTTCCGAAAGATTGCGTATATCTAACACAGGTGCAGCTACCTTTTCAAGTTCAGTTACCGCAACATCATTCTTTGAAAGTTCCGATAGCAGATTAAAAACACTTATCCAAGATAACTACCAAACAAAAGGCATAGCATCAATAACCCCTAAACTTTACACTAAAAACGGAAAGGTTGAACTAGGTTATTATGCTCAAGATTTTATTGGGATATTAGATAGTGCGGTTTCAAAAGGTAGTGATGATATGTTAAGCCTATCTTATCGTGAAGTATTAGTTGCAAAAGTGTACGCATTAGAGCAAAGAATTAAAGAACTAGAAAATAAATAATATGCCAAGTACTTGGGCGGCAACCGCAGGTAATCAATTAATAACAGGAGCAGCATTAAGAGATGGTGCAACTGCAACAGGATTCTATACAGTTGATGTAGCTATTCCGACAGGGGATAATTTATTAATAACAAGTTCAGCATATATAGCAGCACACACAACCGCATTAGGTGTGGTTACTGCTTTACAATGTCCAACAAAAGATACTTTTTTAAGTCAATTCTAAAATAAAAAATATGAAACAAATCTCTCCTATCCAAAGTTGGATAAACGGAAAATCAGTAACTGCAACAATCTTTAATCTTTACCCTATTGGTGGAGAGTTATTTAAGTATGCTAGATTCTACTATGCTTTATTAGATGAAAATATGGGAGTATGTGCTAGTGGTAATCTTGATATGACAGGCGAAGCGTATCAAGCGTGGGGTAACAACGATGAGTATGCCTATACTTGGAGTGCATCACCTGAAGTACTTAACCTTACAATCATAGGGGATTATGTTCCGCCAATGCCTGAACCAATAGTACCTACCGAACCTACTGAACCTTTAAATTCAATTTTAGCAGATTTAAGACAAGATGCTCCTATTGATGAAATTTTAGGGGAAATGAACTAATTTTGGCAAAACCAATATTATGAAAACAACAATGCAACAAGCAATAGCATTAGTAAAAAAATATGAAAATAGATTGATACCAATGGGAGTTTTATCATATAATTTAGAATTATTACTTGAAAAAGAAAAAGAGCAGATAATGAATGCTTATTGTGATGGTGCTAAAGGTGGGGCAAATGGTACTAAAGGTCAACACGAGAACGGATGGGTATCTATACAAATGAGAAATAAATATTACAACCAAACCTATAACAATTAACATATATTATGTTGTAGCTACATTTGGAAAATTAAATTAATTAATTATCTTTGTAAAAATTATAAACTATGAAATCAATTGAATTAAAAGTAGCCAAAGAAAACATTAGCGGAAGGGACACATTTTTAACCACTTATGACCTATTAAAATCAGCTATTAACAGCCCTACAAAAGAGGGCTTTAGTGTAGATGAAATGATTAAAAGAGTTCGCCTATTAGGTGAAGTGGATAAGCATAAATCCACATTTGAAATAGAAGAGGGTAAATTTGATGACTCCTTGTTAGAAAGAAAAGCCACATTAGAACTAGAAGATGCTGACTTTTTAAAACTAAAAGAGCTATTCAAGGAAATGAAATGGGGGGTGGTGTCAAAGACAATTATTGAAATACATAACGAATTTGATAAATAAGCATTTTTTCCCCAAAAGATAAAAACAAGCAGGCTTAAATACCTGCTTTTTTTATTGCGTCTATAACCATACTAGCGGGTATTGTCCTTTGACATTCAAAGTCTTTATTTCTAGGACACCACAACCAATGCGGGTCTAATTTAATATTTGGGTCATTCCAACATCCATGACATACATCTGGTTTGGTTATTCTATAACATTCAAACTCATGGTCTGATTCTGTAAAGTTAGAAATCATAACTATTTTTTGATTTAAAGCATAGGCTAGCCAAGACAAACCACTAGATAATCCTATAAATAGTTTAGCTCCTGCGATTACATCCATTGTATTTCTAATATCAGTATTGGTTATTTTGGTGCAATTATCAAATGGGTTATCTTCCTTTGAAACATTATATACATCGTACCCCAATCCATGCATGTAATTTATTACTTCTTGCCATCCTTCTCTAGTCCAAAACTTACATTCCATTGTGGAATTTGTGGCAATAGCTACATACTTCCAACTAGGTATTCTAAATTGATTTGAATGGTTTAATTTAGGTCGTAATGGCTTATAATCAAGTCCTAATATATTAGTAGCTGCTTGTTGTAAAGGGATGGTATTGCATAGCACAGGTTCTTTATTCTCATCCCACTTCCATCCTATTCTATAAAGGGCATAACAATTTACCGTAGTCCCCGGCTCTACCAATTCTAATTCTGGATAATCTAATATATGGTTCCAATAGGTAGATAAAACAACTTGGCAATTATGCTTCTTTTGGAATTCTAGGGCGTATCCTGTCCATGCAATTGAATCTCCTAGTGATTTACTATCCAATACTATAAAGACGGTCTTATTTGCCAAATTTAGAGTGTTTTTGTAGATGAGATGACCATCTTGCCAAACCTTTGCAGTCCATTTGGTAAAATATTGCCTATTCAAACGCACCCAAGAATTAGATTTAATGGTGTTTTCATAGTGGCATTTACCTTGTTCATCATAAAATTTAACCTCAAAATCACTATCCGACTCCCCCTTGATTTCCAAAAAAGCACCATCTACAAAATGCTGGTTAATGGATATCTTTTGTTTTTGTGCAGGCATTTGTAATAATTTTCTATAAGCTTCTTCGTGTTTAAAGGCAAATATTGGTGCGGTATTGTCCGTTGGTATTTCGTAATTAGCTTTAATGATATATAAATCACTATCAATTGGCTGTAAATAATCTGTAAACATATCGCCATATTGAGGTAGATTCCTAGCTATAATAGGTAATCCATAACTAATCGCTTCACGCAAGACTAATGGGTTACATTCCCAAGTAGAGTTAAACATAAAAATATTAGCTGTTTCCATCCAAGCACCTATGTCATTTCTTTCTCCCCACACCTTAACATTCGGTGGCAAATCTTTCATTAATGGTTCCCAATATTCTTTAAAATTCCCAGCTTGATTGCCAACAAAATTAAAAGCATAGTCAGGATATTTTCTTGCAATTTCAATTCCTTCACCTTGATTCTTTCCCGGAGTCCATAATCCTACATTTAAAACACTTCTAGCATTACGCATACTAAAATTCTGTTTTTTATCTATTGGATATTCTATTGTAACAAATTTAGATTCCATATTGGCAAATGTTTGCTCGTGATATGGAGTACAAAATGCATACAAGTCTGGATGAAATATTTTTTCGTTATCTGGATTGAATATAATATCATGGCAAGTTTCTACAATTCTGTATTTCCTATCAGAACTATAAAGCTTTTTAATCATATCCCTATCCAATCTTTCTGATGGTTCATCTATATGGATAATATCGGGTTGCCATTCTTCAATGACCTTGAATAGCTCCATTTTATTCTCATAAAGGGTAGTAAAATTACTACCAATTATTTCTTTTATAGCATTGCGCTGCACTACAAAATCCAAGCTATGGCATTGATACTCTACTACATAATACTCATTATCAGTATATTCTTTAAGACTTTGGATTCTTTTAAGTATAAATTGCGGGCATCCACCTGTTGATAAGTGTGGTGCTAAAAATAATATCCTCATAGTTTTATAAATTCATTAATTTTTTCAATATTTTTTTCTCCATGAAAGAATAATAATTGTCTTTCTGTAGCAGGTATTTTTACCCAATCTGAAATCAAATTGTTATATCCTGTAAATATTAAATTCTTTCTTAACCCATTAACGTAGCAATAGGGTAATCCTTTGTATTGCTTGTATTTCCAAAGAAGGCAGTTGGCTATTGTTTCTTCGTTAAATGGGGCGTACCAACCATTATTCCTCATTATTGATGGGTGTTGACATAACCATGACCATTCTGCCAACCAATCCAAACAATTCTGTCCCGCTACAAAATAACCAGTTTGTTTATACATTCCACGATTCTGCTGATTTATGCCAAATAATTTACAAGCCGGAGCTTCCAATGTGCCACTTAAATCATCTCTACTATCAGCTCCACCTCTGCCATTAACCAATAAATATTCATATATCCCTTCTGTAAAGTAAGGGTAGGCAGAATCAACATCAAAATAATCAAAGATTGAATCTACATTTTTTGTAGCTACACTATCAGTATCTATATAAGCCACCACTTCAGCATAGTTTTCAAGTGCATGATGTAGTATTTTGGGGCGTTCAATGAGTAATTTGTATATCTGCTTATCCTCCCTATCAATAAAATCTTTTCTTTTGTTTAAATGTATTACATCACAATCCCATCTTATTGTAATGGTATTCATGACACTTACTTTCTTATCTGAATTAAGCATATAAACCAATATAGGAATATCATTGCTATTTCTAATAGAACGACAACAAGCATCCACAAGGTCAAAATAGGAATCATCAGCGTAAAGGATAAAAGCTTTTTCATATTTTGGTTTTTTGTTTATGTAATAGCCATAATACTCATTGCCATAAAGAAATCCCAATTCTGGGTATCTTTGTTTCATTATTTCAGGCGTAAGGTCAGGCTGTAAATGGGTTTCATGGATATTGCCCTCATGCTCTCCTTGTTCCATTTGATATGGAATTGCTACAATAAAATATTTACAATGTTTAGATATATCTTTTATTAATCTTTGACCATCTTCAATGTTTAAATGCTCTAAAATATCTCCAAGTATGCACATATCATAGTTTTCAAGAGTAGGTGCATATACATCAAGTACATCCATTTCCATTACAACATCATATTTATCTTTAAGATTATACTTTTTTATGTATGGTTCCCATATTTCTATAGCATCCATTTTATACCCATAATCCCGTAATAAATTGCTATAAGTTCCGCATCCTGCACCAATATCTAATATTTTAGCATCTAAAGATACATTCTCTAATATCCAATTTTTAATTGAATCTTTGTATAATTGATAACTTGTTGGCATATTTTTTGAGCAAAGTTATATAATTAATTTAATTAAATTATCTTTATTACATGAAAATAGAAGTAAGCATAGGGGAAGTGGTAGATAAATATACCATTCTAACCATCAAAAAGCTATTCATACATGATAGCGAAAAGTTAGCAAATGTAGATAAGGAGTGGAAAATAATAAAATCCGCCCTATCAAGAAAGTATCCAGAAACATTAGCCGAGCCATTAACCCAAGAGCTTTACGACATAAACAAAAAGCTATGGAAGGTGGAAGATGACCTACGGGATTGCGAGCATAAAAGTTACTTTGGAGAGAGATTTTTGGAGTTAGCACGAGAAGTGTACCAATTAAATGATGTGAGAGCTATTATTAAAAAACAAATTAATATAAAATACGGCTCCGAATTGGTAGAAGAGAAGTCATACAAATAAAATGTGCAAATTGGTAAATATAATTGAATATTAATTATATTTGATAAAAAATTGACATGACTCAACATAATTTAGCGGACACATCGGCATCAATAAGCATACTATCGGCAGTCGTTACTATCAGTTCCATTCAGCCATATGTTAGCTTAACTGCGGGTTTGGTTGCTATTGTTTCGGGTATTTTTGCAATAAGGTACTATTATTGGAAAACCAAAAACCTTAAAAAAGATGGCAAGCGCTAAAAATATATTAATACTTTTATTAATATTAGTTTTACTTTTTTTTGTATTAGGTGATTCCACTTACATAAAAGGCGACCACATAATAACGAGGGTAGATACCTTAATAAAGGATACTACAATATACAAATATAAGAAAGGGAAAGACATCCCTTTTGTCGTTTTAGATACAATCCATCAAGTAGATGAGATTCACGATACAATCAAAATTATATCCGATTATAGCCGCACATATGCGTATTACGATACGCTAAAAATAGATTCAGCTCAATATGTTTATGTGAGCGATACTATTAGTCAAAACAAAATTTTAGGCAGAGGTTATGGCGGACATTTTGTACAAAAAACAATCACAATAAAGAACGACATCTACCGTAAGCCTAAAAATGAATTATATCTAGGGTTTGTAGGCGATTACAGAAGATTTGACCAAAAACTAGGAGTTGGAGTAGGGGTTATTTATAAAAAGCAAAAAGAGAGTTACACTTTTAATTATACCACAAATCAGATAAGCGTAGGAATTTATAAAAAGTTATTCTAATGACACAAGAAGATAGAAACGAAAAGATTGCTGAAACATTAGCAGCGAATCAGTCTAAATCAGGTTTAGTTGAAAAGCTAGTCTTTACACTTTTACCTATATGCGTATCTGCTATTGGATGGTTATTAACCCAAGTAAGCACTTTAAACAATCAAATAACTGTCTTAAATAACAAGATTGCGGTGGTAGTAACTGCTGAAAATAAAGCTATCCCCCCACAGGGAACGACTATTGAAATGGAAGCAATTAGGGCAGCGGCAGCACAAAGTAGGGCAGATATGAAGATGGAAATCCTTGATAGAATGACAAACATAAAAGAATCAGCAGCATCAGAAAGAGCAGAAATCAAACAAAGATTAGCAGTTTTAGAATATAAAAATAAATTAAAATGAAACAATTTTTTTGTGAAGATAATGGAAGGTTATCTATGAAGCGTTTATGTGGTTTGATGTGTGTTTTAGCGTTATGTATTACAATGTATCACAATTCATTTAGTGAGTTAAATAAAGCACCTAGTGAAGCATTAGTTTATGCGGTTGCTAGTTTGGCTTTTGGATGCCTAGGTTTAACTACAGCAGAAAAGATATTTAAAAAAGAAGAACCAAAATCATAATATATGAAAATTTCAGAACATTTAGATTTATCAGAAGTTATCCGTAGCGAAACCGCAAAGCGTCATGGCATTTCAAATATGCCAACAGAAGAACATATAGCTAACTTTAAATTGTTAGCAGAAAATGTATTTGAAAAAGTAAGGAATCATTTCCGTTGTCCTATCCACATTAGTTCTGGATACAGAAGCAAAGAGCTTAATGCTTGTACGCCGGGGGCATCACCTACATCACAGCATAGCACAGGTGAAGCAATTGATATAGATATGGATGGTAGTGCAAATGGGGTTACCAACACAATGGTATTTATTTACATTAAAGATAATTTAGAATTTGACCAATTAATATGGGAGTTTGGTACTAATGAGAATCCCGATTGGGTTCATGTTTCGTATGAGAGTACGGGTAAACAAAGAAAGCAAATTTTAAAAGCTACAAGAGTAAACGGGAAGCCTCACTACCAAACATACAAATAGCTTTATGCAAAATGGCAACGCAAAAATAGCAAGAGAATATAGAACAAAACACCCCGACTTCCCTACTAAAAAATTAGCAAGGATAATGTACGCTGAAAATAATTTAACATTCACAAATGAGGAAAGCGCAAGGACTTGTTTGAGATATATTGAGGGGAAAAAAGGTAATCTTGAAAGAAAATTCGCTTCTCCAGAATTATTTAAAGAAGGCGAACGCCCTAGAAATCCATACAATTTACCGACATCAGATGAAACTGCTTTTGAACCATACATATTTAAAGGGCATAAAAAAATTCTAATATTATCTGATATCCATGTCCCTTACCATAGCATAGATGCAATTACTGCTGCCATCCAATACGCAAAGAAATCAAAACCCGATGCGTTACTATTGAACGGAGATACCATTGACTGCCATAGATTGAGCAGATTTATAAAAGACCCAAAGAAAAGAAACTTTAAGCTAGAGTTAGATACATTTAGAGCATTGTTTGATGTCTTTGAAAAGGAACTAAAGTGTAAGATATATTTTAAAATAGGCAACCACGAAGAAAGATACGAGCATTTTCTTTTTGAGAAAGCCGCTGAATTAGTGGGAGTAGAAGAATTTGACTTTGAAAATATTATTAGAGCAAGAGCCAGAGGCATAGAAATGATAGGGGACAAGCGACCAATGAAGTTTAATAATCTATGGGGCATACATGGTCATGAATATGTGGGTGGAATTTCAGCACCCGTAAACCCTGCAAGGGGATTATTTTTAAAAGCAAAGGTCAGTACCTTTCAAGGACATAACCACCAAACATCGGAACACACAGAACCTACCCTTACGGGCAAAATGGTAACTACTTGGTCATTGGGTTGCCTTTCGGAATTACATCCCCAATACATGCCTCTAAATAAGTGGAATCATGGTTTTGCAGAGGTAGAGCTTGACTCGAACGGGGAAGACTTTGAATTTAATAATAAACGTATATTTAAGGGTAAAATAGTATAATGTGCGAATTAAAATTATATATCGTAAGTTAGGTAAAGAACAAGCCTATGGGATTTCATCAAGTGATGGCGTTATTGAGATTGATAGTCGGCTTCGTTCTAAAAAATTACTAGAGGTGCTTATACATGAAATTTTTCACCTTTTGCAGCCTCAAGACACCGAAGAGGAAATTATTAAGAAATCAGTAACTTTAACAAAGCTATTGTGGAAGGAGGGATATAGACGAATTGACCAAGCAAAAGATTACGAACCTTTACAAGATGGTAGTAAATGAAACGCCCCCTAGAAAGGAGGCGAGTTTTTTTACTATCTATAATCTATAACATGAACACAAAGATACTATATTTCGGGTATTTCGGGTTTAATAATTAATTCGTAACAATCTTTTCCATCGGGTTTGATTTCAATCATCCATATCTTATAAATTCTCCTTCTATTATAACTATCATTATATCGGTATTCTCTTATTAATTTATCGTTCTTGAATAGATACATTTTTCCTTTCGCTCGATACCATTCTTTCTCTTTTTTCATCTTGTAGCTTTTTTATCTCCAATTTTAATTCTTTTACACGCTCTCTTAAAGTTTCATTTTCTATGGACAATAACATTGTTTGCTTTAATTCATAGTTATTTTTCATATTATATAATTTCTAAAAAAGCTCTTTTATTGACAAAAGATTCTATGATTTCACATTCTATTTCGTGCATCTCTTTTTCATCAGTATTATCCTTCATAAGTCTAAATCTAAATAATCCTATAAGTACTTCACAGCAATCAAGCTGTTCGTTGTTAGTACATGAATTAATGCAATTAAGTATCCATTCTACATTTCTTTGATTGTAATTTTCTTTGTTCATTTAGTTTATATTTTAAATTAAAAATTCGCCAACACGGTTATAACATGGATTTTCCCTATTCTGTTATATTTCACCACTTCTGGCAACGGCATCCCGTTTTTAATCCTGTACTTTACGGCTTGTTGTGTTATTTGTTGATTAGGAAATTTTCTATTAGCCCTAAAGTGAGAAGGGTTTATTTTTTGAGAATATTCCATTAAACTAATTTGTTTAGTTTTCATTTATTTTTCTATTGTTTTAATGGTTTCCTTTATTGTCCCCGTAGGGTTATCTTTTAATAAATCAAAAAATCCTTCAGCTTGTTTTAAATTTTCAGTAGCAGTATTGCTTACATATTTGCCATCCATTTCAACGGAATACAAAATTGTTCCGTTTATTTTTGTTTCTTTTACTAATTCTAATTTCATTTTTTTGGTTTTTGTTTTTTTTAAAATTTATATACTTTTGTTTCTTTTCTACATTTTACTTGCCAATCGTGGTTATTTAATTCTTGAAATCCAAAAGTTAATTTGCTATCAATTTTTTTAATAACCAATCCTTCATACATATCAACTTTAACAATGTCTTGATACAATTTAGAAAACCCGTTCATATACGTAGGTGCTTTATATATATTGTTCAAATTAGTTAGGCAAAGGTGTTCGTAATATTCCAAGCCATCACGGGTTATTCTTCCCCTTTCGGATGGATATGTTTCTTCAAGTAGGTTTAATCTTGTCATTAAGTCGTCCCCTATTAGATATTGGTCTGCCCATACAAGTATATCCCATATAATAAACTTATCCTTTTCTTTAGTGCCATTTTCCCCTAATTTACCCTTGTTAAGATACTCACCCGTATATACATACCATTGGTCGGAGTGTGCCAATCCCTTAAAATCTATATCAGCACTATACCAAGATAAAGGTTGTTTGTGTCGGTTGTAGACATACAAATCAGTCCCATTAGTGAATACGATACAACAAGTTCCATTGTACTTCGGTTGTACCACATATTCGCCATTGTCAAAAGTATGCAAGTCCTTCGGGGGTATCTTAAATTCTGGACGGGGCGGGTATATGTAATTAAAATTTAAATAAGGTATCATATAAAATATTTATCAAAAATTTCGTTAAAAATGTTTTGTCTATTAGATGCTACACAATTTACTTCTTCAATAAATTCTTCCCATTGGTCGTCTGCTATACGAATATCCCATCTATCTGCTAATGATTGCCACATTACCATAAAGTCTTCCATATCTAAATAAGGTAGGTGGTTATCTTTAAACATTACATACATAGTTTCCCTTAACATTTGGTGTTTACTTAATTTCTTGTCCATTGTATTATTCTTTTAAGTTCAAAAAATAGATTCATGGTGCAAAGAAGTATAATTGCAATCGGTAATCCAATGACTAATAATTTAATCATTTCGTACATAAATATTGAGGTTGCTTTAATCATCTTCATAAGTTTTAACATTAACAAATTCAATATGTACTTCGGGGCTATTGTAAGATATTCCCAAGCAATCGCATATATCTTTCCATATATAAGTTTTCTCAAAGTCTTCGGGGTATAATGTTAATTTTTTTATTGTATCGCTCATATAATTATTTTTTAAGTGCTATAATAGGGTTAATTAATTCAAAAACCTGTTCGGGGTTATCATACTGCATTAAGCGGTCTATACTTCCCTTTGCCACTGAAAAAGTCTTCTCGCCACTAATAAGGTTACCTTTATCCATATCGTCAATGGCGGGGCTATTAAGTATAAGTTCACTTAATACTTGTCCGTATTTTTCTACTAATTCAGCATTAAATTTATACACTACATTTTCAGCCAATAACCCGCCAAAGTTTGCCAATATACCCGCCTTTGTTTCATCAACAATAGTGTATTTATCCATTACAATAAGCATACAAGTATTACCCGTTTCGTCTTGAATCTTAAAATTATCGGGTGTACTTTTTTGTTGTCGGTATTCCTTCATAAATAAGTCTTTACCTACTGACTTGATGTCCCCTTCAATCATTTTTAGTTCCCCCGTAGCGGAGTCTATTATTTGTTTGAGGTCTGCATATCGTTTTACTTTATCTGCCAATAAAGGGGCTTTAATGACCTTTTTATCGGTCTTTTTAATTGTTTCTTTAACTTTTGTTGCGGTTGCAAATAAGTTGGTTGTTTGTGTGTTCATTTGTTTTTTTAGTTTTTTAATTTAATCAAAGGTATAATGTTATTTTGATTTAGCAAAATAAATTAAATTAATTCTTCCAATTCGTTACAATGGTCTTCAACTACATAATCATAGGCACATTCTTTTATAGCTTCCCTTTCCTTGTCGCTACTTGTGTACCATTCAATAAAGTTTTCAATAATCATTAGTTTTAAATCTTCCGATTTGGTTAGTTTTCTTTTCATAGTTTAGTTTTTAATCATTTATTAATTTAATACTGATACATTCAAAGTTCATATCATTGGTAGCCTCAAAAAATTCATAGGCTTGTTCTTCATCTTTGGCATAGAAGGGTTTAGTCTTTCCAATTTGGTATCCGTCAAATCCTTCGTGTTCGTGGTAGCCATAAGTTACAACATACTTTTTCATAGTTTAATTTTTATTTGTTAATTAATTTATAATATCCATATACGCATCTTGTTCCTTCTCTTGAGCAGTCATAAGTATCATTTATTATGCCATCAATTACGCAAGTAAAATGCTTACTAACATTTACAATTAGTTTGCCTTTAGGTAATTCATCAGCCAATAGGTGTACTTTACAACCCTGTCCAATAAGCATTGTCGGTGTCCATTTAAAACCAAGCAAATCCATGTAGTCAGCAAACCATTTGCGTTTGGTATTGATACCCTTTGATGCAGTTCTTTTACCCGCTTTACTGCCTTCTCTTTTACCTTTCCTTTGTGTAGCATTGCCATTAGAAAGTGCATCATAAACTTCTTGGTAGGGTTTGCCTGTTGCTATACAAATTGCTCTGCATACACAATCACCCGTTTGACCTTTGTAACCCGCTTGTAATCTACCCCCATCATTGTAATTAAATTTTTCCATGATTTATATTTTGTGGTTTTTAATACTACAAAGTTACATAGTCAATCCTTAAAGAAATGTTAAAAAAAATAATGAAAAGTTAAAGTTTCGTTAAAATTTGTTAAAAAGTTAAAGTTTTGTTAAAATTTCAGCATCACTATTTTCATAAATTAAATCAGTATCTTTTTCACAATAAAGTTCTAAAGTAGAATTTCCTTCATTATCTTCGGGTTGTAATTCGGTTAAGCTATCGTACAAAAAATCACTATCATAAAAATCAATTTCTTCCCTATCTTTTGTTACCATAAATATTGCCATATCTTTTGCTTCTTCCAATGTTTCGGCTTCAATACTAAATTTTAGCCTATTCCATATCATTACTCTTTCATCAATGTAAAAATCAAATTCTTGTTTCATGTTAATCGTTTAATTGGTTATAAAATAAAATACTTTCTAATTTATTATTGGTTTCGGCATCAAATAAATCTTCACATACTCCCGTAATAAGTTCCACATCACTATCAAAATCAGTTCGGTAATGCAAGGCTATGTTATTAAGTTCAATCCCATAATCTTGCAATTCAGTTAAATAGTCAAAAAGTTCTTGGGCGTTCAAAATTTTCTTTCTCATAGTTTTTTAGTTTATATTGGTTAAAAAGTTTGTTTCTTTTGCATCTGCGTACTTAATTTTAGTTAATTCAATATCAATTATCAATGTATTATGTGGTACATTTAATTGGTCGCATATATCGTACCAAAAATTAATATTATCAAAATCGTCATAGTAAAGGGTTAAAAATTTCATTATATATTGATTAATTGGTTATCAAATAGTATATAACAAGACTCCCCTTCCCATTCAGTCCAATAATTATCAATATTGCCATTATCTTCTGCTTCATACATATCTTGCCATTCTTTGGGGGTATAAACTTCGTGTAAACATTTTGGGGTACAATAATATTCTACGCCACCTTCAATAACATAACCTTCGTTCATTCCGCAACCACATTTATCGCATATCCGAGCATAATTTATTCCATTGGCAATAATATATTCTCTAAAAGTTTCAATAATGGCATCATATTCTTCTTCGGTTGGGTTTTCTTCGGTCATTATGTTATTGGGTTCATCAACCCAACATTCATATTCATCATTTTCTGCCCATATATTATCTGCATCTATTGTTCTACTTACTTCTGCATAATACTTTCCGTTTACACTCTTAACTATTTCAATAGTTGTAAAAACTTCATAAGTTCTTTCGTGTTTAAATTCTTTTTTCGTTATGTAGCGTTCTTCATCTTGTAATAATGTAGCGTTGTAATCTTTCATAAAATTTAATTTATTTGTTTAATTTCATTAATAAAACATAATTCAATGGCAATTATACATTTTTCATTAATTGCATCTTTAAAATCATTTTCGGTATTTATTAGGTGTTCACTTTCATCATCATATATAGCATATAATTCAAAATCTTGTGATTGCCATAAACTTTCTGCTATATTGGTAACATCTGCCCATAAAAACCCGTCATTTGCTTGTAATACTTTCATATTTCAGTATTATTTAAATTGTCTATAATAAATTCTCTATCCTTATCTGCAAAAGTTCCATCAAAATACAATTCACAAGTAGCAAATCCAAGATTATCTTCTACGCTCATTTTCGTATCAGTATCAAATAATTGGTCTTGTTCTACATAGGTGTCAGTATCTTCTAATTCATCTAATTTAAATCCAACAATCATTTGCTTTATTGCATCTTCTTTTGATTCTGCTGATATTGAATGAAGTTCCCTTACCCAAGTACTTATTCTTCTTTCTACATTAAAATAAAATTGTTCCATTTTTATATTTTTTAATTTGTATAAATGTTGTTTTCAATTATAAACTTTTGCCTTTTTTCATCATTTTCAAACCAATGGCAATCAAAACTATATCCTTCTTCATCTAATATTTCTAACCCAAATTGTAGGTTATCATTATTACCTTGATAATCTAATTCAGTCCATTTTATTTTTTCTGCTTTCATAAAATTAATTTAATTGGTTTTCAGTTCTGCATAAGGCATAAAATTCTTCATCTTGAACGACTGCATAAAAATCTTCTCCATTCAAGGTAACCCCATCTTTCCAAGTTAAACCAACGCAGTAACCCGTTTTGCATACAATAAGAAACTGCCCAATTCTATCTTTAATTACTTCATACATAGGATTGCCACAATAAACTTTATATCCTTTTTCAATGGCTAATCTAATTTCAATGGCATTGTCAAGTTTTAATTCTTTCATTTTATTTAATTTAATTGGTTATGTTGTAAAATAAAGTTCTCCATTATTAGCATACACTTTTTCTACATTGTTTTCAACAATAGTAACTAAAGTGCCATTACGCAATCCGTCTGCATAAAATTTTGCGTATTGGTCGGACAAGCCATCTAATACCTTGATAAATGGCTCTGCATTAATTCTTTTACAACCATAAATGGGTGTATGCGTAAATGCAATTCGTACTTCGGGAAATTCATTAAGTAATTGGCGGTAATAACCTTTTGTTGGATTCATTTTGTTTAATTTAATTGTTTAAAAATTGTTGTGGTATATTGGTATTTAATAGTTTATATCCTTTATCCTTGTACTTATCAAGTTTTTCAATTAAGGTTTTCTTAAAATAATCGGGGTGTTTTTCCCACATTTCCCTTAATGGTAAATTAAAACTGATTATTTGGTATTTGTTATTATCACCTATCAAAATAGCTTTTTGCATTTCTTTGTTCATTTTTTTTGCAATGGCATCATTTTCTTTCTTTGTTGCCAATTCACAAGCTAAAGTGTCAAGATAATTATATAAGGTTGTGCCGTTTGTTTCACAAAATCCTTCTGCATCTGCAATTAATTCCCTACTTCTTGCAGTTCCTTCGTGCCAATAACTTGAGCAACCGCCTTTACCACTATTTTGTGCTTGTCCACATTTAACGCCATTTACCCATATATTCCCGACAAAGGCTAAAGTTTCTTCGCTCAATCGGTCATAAAATCTAAAGTTTTTTAGTTCAATTTTCATAGTTTTTAATTTAATTGTTTATTTAATTTTCATTAATGCAATAATATTGTTTGTTTTTATGTCTATACATACACAACCTTCAGTAAAATATATCCATTTGCTAATACTTGTTAATTCCATAAAATTTAATTTAATTGTTTAATTAGATAGGTAGTTTTCCCAATTATATAGGTCTATTTCAATTTTAAGCCTATTTTTTAGGCTTTTAATCTTGTTTTGAACTGCATACACATTTTTTACTTTGCCGTCTGCAATTCGCTTGTTTAATGCTCTTATTTGGGCGGTTAATTTGTTAATTTTTTGCATTTGATTGTTATTTAGAATTCAAAATTAAGTTAATTATTTATAGGTTGTTGTTAATGAAAAGTTAAAAATAGGGGGATATTTCACTCCCTTATTTGTTTATTCTTCGTGTGTTTCTTCTTGCTTGTTAAGGATATATTTAGCTGATTTACTTGCTCTTTGACTTGCCATAAGGAAAAGTTTTTTATCCCCTTTTATGGCGTTTTTCCAATTCTTTAAGTAGGCTATTGAATTGCGTTCGGTGTTTTCGTTACTGATGCCAATTTCAGCACATATAAAGGCACTCGTTAATTCTGCGGTCAATTCTTCCGTGCCATAATCACATGAACCGAAAAAACTTGTTTCTACTACTTCCTTACGATTAAGGCGGTTTTTGTGTCCCGTGCTATGGCTAATTTCGTGGAAAAAAGTACTATAAAATGATTGCGAACTATTAAATTGATTTAGCAATGGCATTGTAATACTATCGGTTGATGGTTGATAATATGCCCTATCGCTTTCCTTAATATTGTAGCGTATTGCTTCCCGTGTTTGGTAGCTGTCGACAATATTTTGTGCAATATCAATTTTTTCGTTTTCGCTGTACTCGGTTGCGGGTGCTGTAACTTCGTCCCCTTTAATTGTTACATTGTCGCATTGTTCTAAATTGAACACATTATAATAGCGTAATAAAGGAACTTTTTTCGTTTCGTCTTGTTGGGTGGTGGTGTTTAATTTAGTATATTCATTCACCTTCCAAAATACTATCATAGTGGATTTTTCGCCCTTTCTAACATTCCCGCCTAACTGCTCAACTTGTTTATAAGTTAGCCAATATTGAGAGGTGTAATCGTGCATAGATAAAAGGAAAAAATTAATCCCTTCATAGCGTTTTTTACTGATGCCGTTCATTGGAAAAGCGTTTGTCCCCTGTTTGGTTTTCCATTCTTTAACCCAATTCAATTTACCCGTTTTCTCAATTTCATCAAGAATTTTTTGGGTTACTACTTCGTAAAGGTCAAAATTTGTGTTTTTCATAAATTGTTATTTTTTGATATGATTATAAATGTTTACTTCGAAATCTGTTAAGACATCTTTAGCCGTTTTACCTTTCAATCCGTAATAATTTTTAAGGTCTTTCAATTTTACTTGTTTGTTCCCAATACCTTTAGCCATAAGTTTAAGGTAAAAATGATGGACACTAATTTGATAAGCAAAGTAATTAATTTCCTTACTTCCGTAATTTACTGAAGGCGTTTCGAGTGTGCCGTTTTGTACGCTGATAATCGCTTGTTGAAATGGTGTTAAGTTTTGCATTGTTATTTTGTTTTAGCAAATTAAATAATAAGCAAATATACACCCCCTATCCCATACCACAATCAACACAAAAGTTAAAGCTTTGTTAAAATTTTAACACTATATCGTAGCAAGTTTCCCGCTCAATAATTGC